TCAAAATTTAACTTTTATACCAAGCTGATGACCGAAATTTCTATCGAACGTATTGAAAAGATAATTATACTCAACTCCCGTGTTCCTGTAGAAAAAACCACCACCAATTCCTGCTGTTCCGAACGTGCTGTATGAAGTGGAAAGAAAAGGTTCAAATATCGGCTTTTTTGTGATCACTTCTTTTATTGGAGTAAATGTATAATCGAATGATTTTAATCTATTAAACTGAACTACTGGACTTGCATCAAGCTTGCCATTTTCGTTATCAAACACCGTGAATTTATATTCCCTTTTCACAAGGAAATCTTCAACTATTTTCGCCGTGTCTGGAATAGTCGAGATGTATTCTATCTCATTTATCTTAACTGTATCTCCCTTCCAAAATATATAGGGAAGAAATTTGATATTACCCTTGAATTCTTTCTTCACAGTTAGAAAATCAGGATTAAGTGAACCGTAAACAGTTTCGCCCTTTACATGTTCAACCTCCTGCTTTACGATAGCATCCTTACCTAAGAAAAAGCCAACAATAAAAGCTATTAAAATAAGCAATAGCCAATACTTTGTTTTCATAATCCGTATTTCTTAATTATGTAATTTATATAGAACAGTATCTTTTTTATCATGATGATTTTCTTATCGCTGTTAGAAATTTATTATGATAACCCGCAATGAGGTTAGCCTTGTCCAGCCCGTTGATGATCCTCCGGGCGTGAACCGGATCATCTTTCACCGCATTGAAGTAGTTTTCCAGAGACACCCCTGTGAAGTCGCCCCTGTTGGATTTTCCCCTCGTCATTCCCTCTATCATGATTCTTGCGGATACGTCGGGGTCAAGTGCCAATTCAGGCCGCTCCAATAAAGGGATACTTAATAATGCACCCATGCTGGCGTAGTTCTCGTACCACGTCAACTGGACGTCTCCACGCCCGTAATAGAGCTTGTCCGGGAAAATGTATGGCTTCCTGTCGTGCCTTAATTTTTGTCCGTACGGCCTACCTTTCCCTTTCCCGTACTCCTCAATTGGCTGCATGGTCCTTGCAGTTTCGTGATATGAAGTAGCAAGCATGTAGGCAAGCCAGCGGATATCAGTCAACCCGGACTTTTCCCATGCAGTCAGTTTGAAGTTTATCCCGTCAACCTGGCTTTGAGTGATACGGCCGGAAAAAAGAGCCGTGTTTATCTCGCTGAAAAACGTCTTTCTGTTCATGCTCTATCGTGCTTGTCCGCTTCATCCATTGCCTCGCCCACTACAGAAGGGACCATCTTCCTGAACTGGAACGATATCAGATAGTACAAAAAATGAAGCCACTTGTTTTTAGGATAAGACTTTGTTAGGTTTCTTAGTGCGTTGGTGAAGTAATAGTACACCGCAACCGCAAGCAGGATCTGGACTGCGTACACGCTCTTGTTGTTGTATTGGAACAAGTCTATTATCAGCTTTAAAAGGTATGTGGTAGATGTTATAAGGAATAATTCCATCAAGCTGTCTTTTAATTTATGCCCTGAATAGTTGAGCAACTTCACATATGGGAACCTTGTCATCGAAAACCTAACTTCATCCGCTCTCAATCCTGCAAGGATATTGAAAGCAAATCCTATCAGCAAAGCGACAAGAAACGTGTAGGTAGTATCAAAGTAAGCTACGATAGCAGCCGTTGCCGCAACGAAAAAAGCGTTATAATCCTTCATGATAATTCACTATTTATATTTACATTCAAATTAATTTACTATCTTTGTATCAAACAATTAAAAATTTAGCGCTATGAAAAAAATTCTATTTTTATTATTAGCCGTTGCGGTTTCTTTTGCAAGCTGCGACCCTGAAAAGGACGTTCCCGATGTGAAGGGAAAGCTTGACCCGAATGCGATGATAACGATTCGCCCCGCAAGCGGCGTTAAGCTCCGTTCAACCGTTACCGGATTGACCGCTTTGGAAGTGGTGCAAAATGCTGTCAATATCAAGTGGACCTCTCATTATGCCAATAATGCCTACTTTGAAACCCCAAAACACATTGCACGTACCTTCATGGATTCTCAGCGAGATTTTAATACACCATCTCTAAAAATGCTTGGAATTGACGTTATCACATCAGAGGGCGAATACTACAAAGATTTGACATACGCCACTGATGTAGTAATTACCGACGTTAATAATGATACGATCGCTTATGTCCCTGATGAGGTCATCAATAACGCCCGCCCGTTGATAGAGGCTGCATTTAACAGTGAGAACTACACCGAATGTTACCGGTTGTTTGACACTGCTTTTGTATTCCTGCCTTATCCAAATCAATAGAATTTTTTAAAAAAAATATATAGAATCCCGTAACCGCCGTTGCGGGATTTTTTAATAATTGCTGCCGCTAATTTCAAACGAAAATGCAGCATCAGCTGCAGATCCACTTAAATTTGTAAAATAAACGACGAAACTCGAATTCCCCTTATTGGCCGATGGCACATAAAATGCACGTCCGCTCGTTTCGGGTGTTATCTGCACGCTATAATCGGAGTGCCCGATTGAGTGGTATACAGTATATTGTCCCAAAGCATTTCTAACAGCGTTTAATGATGCATGTTTTTTTGCGCCCCAAATCACATTAAAGCCACCATTTAGTCCGACGCTTCCAGAAAGCAATTTTCCCGGCATATCCGTCGGCCCTCTTAGATCCAGTCCGGCTCCTTCGGTATAATGGAAGTGCCGGTCAGAATAGAAGAACATCATGCCGTCAAGCCCGTACTGCTGACGGCGTACATTCGCCTGCACGAAGTCCCATGCAAATGAGGATGAATCAACGCTTGCGCTTGCTCCTGTCACATCTCCATAAGTTTCAATTACAAGCTCGAAAGTATATGTGCCCGACGGGATTGATGATATATTATAAGACCTGTTCCACGTTGGCATAACATACTGAGTCATTACATCATCATAGAATATTATCTCTGATCTGGCGAGGGCTATAGACTGCACACCGTCCCTAAGTGCGTACAGTATAGCAGCTGCCCACGAGGATACTCCATTGGACTGCATTTTTCCGGTAGCCGTGATGCTTATATTCACACCGCCAAATGACATCTTGGATCCGTCCTGAGTAACGTTTGTACTTCCTGTCAGAGAGGTGCTTGTAGTCGTTGTACCGCTGCCTATTGTAATTGTTTCGCCGTAAACAGTAGTGCTGAGAAGCGCTGCAATAGTGGGAATATTTTCAACGCCGAAGACGAGGCGTGCTGCACCGGTTACCGGATCTACCATCACAATTCGCCCGGTAGACTCGATTATGAAGTCTCCTACTTTCGCTGCACCATTGTGCAACATCGTAATCTTAGCGAGACCTGCGTACTCTCCTGCCGATGGATTGGCTCCTGACGACATCTTAGACAGGAACTCAATGAGTGCGAGTGCCTGTTCGTGGGTTCCCCCTGACCAGAATGCAGGATTATTTTTCAGCGCTCCCTGTATTCCGCTTATCCCTGCCGTCTCCTTAGTGCTGTTCAATTCCCTCAACAACATCATGACAGTCTGTATCAGCCCACCCTCTGTAGTTGTCCCGAACTTATCAGTTATTGCCATCACTTTGTGCCAGTCTGGATCGAGTATTGGCGTTGTCTCAGTAGTGGAATTGTCGGTATAGGTAGTGATCACCTTCGTCCAAAGGAAAAATGATGCAGAATAGTCTGGCTTTGTTGTACTCCATGACCCTCCTGTTTGTGTCGTTGCTGATGATGATTTGTAATACCAGATGACAACCGATGATACGCCTTTGCCGTTAGAGCCGGGTTCACCATCATTTGGCCACCTCGATACCGAATAAGCGACAGTCGAAGCTGCTATCTTATATGTTGTGGTTATTCTCGTCCAGAGATACCAACCCATCGTTGGGGTTGGAAGTGAGGTAGACCATCCGTCAGGTGGTATTGTGCCGCTTGAACTCTTACTGTATTCAATTGTTGTGCCTGTTATTCCGTCGCCGTCCTCGCCGGGTAATCCCGGTTCGCCGTCCCGAACCACACGTGATCCTGTACCTATATAGTTTGACGGATTGTCCGTATAGGCAATATCATCCCTGACCCATAAGAAGTACCCAGTCGGCTTAGTGCCCAATGCGGCTATAGAATATTGCCATCCGCCAGTTGGCGAAACAGTATCGCTCTCCGAATAAGCATAGGCATTTTTAATGTCGTAAATGCTTCGTGCGTCCTTGCCCTGTATTACCCGTTTCTGTGTCTGTGTGGGGGTTCTCCCGTCCGTGTAGGTTATCACCTCGTAATTCCACAGATAGTAATTGGCTGGCTTTGCGGGTAGAGTTGTATGCCATCCGGTACCGGGAGGATTAATTCCGTCCGTACTGATAGCATACCAGTCAACTACACTTAATATCCCAGCACCGGGTTCTCCCTGATCGCCAGGCGCGCCCATTTTCCCCTTGGTAATGCGCTGTTCTTTTACCTCGCTGAATGATTCATTACCCAATGTCTTCCCCGTGATGGTGAACTGGGTGATACCTTTATCAGTTATGAGATTTGAGATATTCCCGACAACACATTTCAGTATTCCAGCAGTCGGTGAACTGATCTGGCCAACGGTCAAGTCAATCCCCAAGGAAGTGACCTTGTATGTGCCGGGTGACGTACCCACTCCATCGTAGGTTAATTCTGTGGCTCCCTCGAAAACACGAATGTCAGTGCCGGTATTGTCGTATGATGAGACAACCCCCTCATTGCTTGCGGGCACTGAATCAATCTCATTGCTCAACGTTACATTGATCGCATCCTTGCCATTATTACCCCGAAAAACAACTGGAATAGTCATCGTATCGAGCAGAATCGTTTTCGCTGCTGAATCGTACAGCCTTATAGTATACAATGACTTATCGTCGCTATCAGCCGGCTCGATCAATACCGGGCTTGCAGTCGCTTCTGCCGCCTCTGCTGCATCATCAGCCGTAACGGTGATAAACCCTCCATCCTGTATCTGCGTGCCTCTGTGAAGCTGTCCTTTGACCGTAATGGGCATGTGGTGGCCATCTGTTACCGCATCCTTCGAATCTTTGTAGATGACAGGCGAAGTTGCGTTCAGGCTCCAAAATGTTGCCTGCTCAATTGCATAATCAATTGTAATTTTCGAAATGTAAACTTCTGTCTGGCTGAACTCTCCCAGTGCGATGTTGAAAGCTGATAGTGCGAGATCCTTCTCAGCCATCTCGACAGGGTCGATGATGTTATCCGGATCATTGATGATATTCAATATTACTGTTTTCAGGCCGTTCTGTTTTGCAGGATCAATAGATTCGTCCCAATCCCAGGCATCGAGCAAAGCATTGTATTTTTCAATCAATAAGTTGCGATCTGCTTCCGTGAGAAAAGGATTTAGCAGCATCTCATTGAACCGGCTTGTAACGCTGTCAACAAGCGTCTGAACGCTATCCAGATCATGTGAGAGTGAGATCTTCTCTGTCTCGCTCAAATATCTATCCGCGAACTCTTCATCAGTAAAATCCCTTATTGCGCTGATTTTTTGTGTGTAGTCAGCACCAAGTGCGTTTTGTATCTCTTTTTCGACCTGATTATAGTTATATAGCGCAGTATTCAATGCGGCCAATGCAGCATCCTTGGCAGTGATTTCTTCAGGTGAAACGATATCATCGCCAGCTATAATCAGGTTCAGAACATTGAACAGGTCAGTTTTTGCCGATGTGACAGCATTGTACTTGGTAGTAAGGTCGGTTGTAACAGCTACCGGCACAAACGGGTTGATGATCAACTTCTCATAGCTACCTTTTAGGCTCTGGAATATTGTTTCCACGGCCTCCATATCCCGCTTGAGAGAGATGCGCTCGGAAGCGCTTAGAACCCGATCCGCAAACTCTTCATTCGTGAAGTCAGCAATCCCATTAATACTATCATGCAAATCATCGGTAATCTGGTCTATGTCGTAAGGGCTTGCGCCTGCATCGGTAGGGATATTGCCTTTGATTAATTGCGGCTTAAATACGAAAACAGGTTGCTCTGAATCATAATATCTATGTATCAGGTCCAACTTTACCTTCTTCTCAGTGATATTGAAAACCTCGTATACTTTGCTCCATTGGCCCATTTCTACATCAACATCGAACACTTCCCATTCACCCGCCTCATTGGCCAGAGCGAATGTAAACGTATCTCCGAAGTTGCTTAATATGCGAGCCCAGAAGGTGTATGTTCCCGGTTCAAGGACCATATCCTGAATATAGTTGTACCCTGATTTGAAGTACCTTTTCATTGCAACTTCTGTCTATTATTTCAGCAATTTCTCAACCTCCACTCTCACCTCTTCTGGCAGCTTATCCAGCAATGTGCTGTCAACTTTTGCTCTCTCTGCTAAAACCTTGATATATATTTCGTTCATAGCTTAAACCTCCGTTAATGTTCTTGTTAATACTCCGTTTGTGACTACTTCGTTGATCTTGTAAGCCTTTCCGGTTACCGTGTCGATTTTGACGACGTTTGAATCGTAAAATGTAGCCGTGATGTTGCCGTTTGTGCTCTCCTTGCTGTAAGCATAGGTAAACAGCACCAGATCACCGCTCGCCAGACTTGGATGCGTGAATGAAAGTTTGTCCGCTGCAATCACCGCAGTACTCACGTCCAGATATGTGTCGATGCCGTCCTTATGTATGATTATTTCCTCCAGTGCGCTGATCGGATAGTCGGTTAATAGGATAGGCATATTCGTGCCGTACACCCCTGCATCGGCAATCACTGGTTCGTGGTAGACAGTACCGTTCTCTGCGCTGTTAAGGATTCCACCGTAAGAAATGGGAGTGATGACGGGGGTGGCAAATTCATAATACAAGGTGGATAGTGCATAATCACTTATCAGCCCTGCTTTAGCCGCATTCACATCGGCATATTTATTTTTTGCAACAATAAAATACACATTTCCCGACTGTGATCCAGATCCAACGTAGAAACCTCCAACTGATGAAACATTATCTCTATTTGCAACGGCGACTTCAAAACTTCCTTTGATTTTTATCCACCCCAAGTAGCCGTCTATAGCTTTTACATTATCGAATGTGCCTTTAATATTCAGCAACACAAGGTCAACATTAGTGAGAATTGTTGTTAATCCAATCACAAGTGCAGATGTCATCTGTTTATCATCGCTTATTCTCTTAACCAGCTCATACCCGTTCGCCCCCTTCCTGATCTCGTCTTTTGTTGACGGGACTGATTTGAGTTCTGGGGCGGTCAGGTAAAGAGATGTTTCACGGTATTGGTCGTACGCAGTAGCAATAGCTCCTCTCTCGAATTTACATGTGTCCATATCTGCGTATAAAACCGAAAATCTTACAAAAACAGCGGAAGATGGTGCTGATAATGTAATATTTGTACCAGCAATTGCCGATATAAATATGTAATTAATATCATAAAAAGCTATGTATGTTGACCCTGTTCTACCGCTAATATAATAACTTAGCCCCCCCTGTATGCGGATATAGTTACTGGAATTAGCAGCAGAAGAATTATTTAGTGCACCATTTGGTGCGACCACTTTATTTGGAATAATGTCATTCTTATTAAACAAATTCTTCCCCACACTCCTCACCCTGCCAGTTGGAACGAAGGATTTCCTCCCCTCGAAATAATTTGAGAATACCTTGTCACAGGTAGCCAAGTCGGGTTCGTTGCCGGAGCCAAAAATTTGAGTTAGGTTGATAAGCGAAGTTTTACCCCATTTAACAATTGCTCCACTCAAAGCCCCAGTTCTAAGCCTTATGCTGCTAAGCCCGGTAAATGATGAAATAATAATTGCCGACATTGACTTCATCGTATTTGCAACCAACGCTCCGTAATTATAAGACACAGCGTTCGGCTGATAAAACCCAATGAGCGAATTAATACTATCCACATCTTGATTTACTATAACCGACGTTCTGATGTAGCACTTGTCACCAGAGGTTGTCTGAATGCTAATCGGTGTCATTATGCCATTCCATACTCCTGTAGAGTCATACGCAATCATTCCACCATCAATTCTTATATTTACTGCGTTTGATGAATTTATCCATCCCGTCGTTCCATTCCTAAAATCCCCATTTATGACCAAGTTCTCCGCTGTCAACCCTTCCAACTTCACGCTCATTCCCCCGTTTGAAGCGTTTTTCGGGAGAGAAATAGTTTTTCGTCCTGACACGCTTAATTGGGAGGATTGACCCAGATTTGCAGAAGACAGGACGGCTTCGATAGATTTGATTTGAGAGGATTGTTCGGCATCTGCGAGCTCTAATTTTGCAAGATTCCCCTCTATTGCAAGTCGTGCCTGATCAGCAAGTCCGGCAGCTTCATTGGCTTCCTGTATCGCCTCCTCGATTGATGCTGTATCTACAAAAGGTACCCAGCTGGCCCTATCTGTCAAAGCGGCTGAGTTCGCACTCACTTTTGACATGTAGCTACCCTTCCCGAAGGTGACCACATCCAGGATGCCGTACCCTCCTGCATAGTCAGGTACCCACACTCCCTTGTCAGTAATTCTTACTTTACCCAAATTTATTGTTGTCATATATTAGTTGTTAATTGTTGCAATTAATTCTCCATCCTCATTCACAGTCATTGACACAGTAGCCATTGGGCCGGGATCACCCTTGTCACCCTTGTCACCCTTGAATGCGATTGCTAAATCAGAGCTAACGGTAAATTCAGACGCATCGTCCGAAAGCGCACTCTTTGGCACTATTTCAAAAGCATCAATATCTACCGTACATGTTCTTTCAGCATCTGATAATGTATCATCGTGGAAACTGTATGATAGCTGTAAATTATACACCCCTAAAGTATCACAGATGGCCGGAGTAAATTCAATCAAAATTCCATTTGTCAACTTCTTGAAGGGTATTGTTACATCCTTCTTAAAAGCTCTTACGGTCAGTACAGCATTCGTTACTCCTGTCATATCTACCGCAACTCCGTTCCTTTCTATTACCCAGACTAAAATAAAGTCATTTCCAATCCGGATCTTTCGTATCGCTATTGTTGTCATTACTATATCTTTTGATAGTCAATAGTCATTATCAAATCTCCGTTCATGTCTACCTCTACTGAAATAACAGGGGTAGCGCCAAGAAGTAGATTGTATGGTATCAACGAATTTCCAACAGTCCCATCCTGATTGAACTGCACACCAACTGCGTACTTATCGGTGATAGATGACGCAATCGGCAATGTTGACACCTTCTTTTTCTTTATTTCAGCCATTATTCATCAAGTATTATAAGCTCATCATCATCTGTTGAGAGCGCATATTCATAACCATATTCATCGCCGAGCACGTTGTATTCTCTCGTGTAAAACTCTTTCGGGAGAGAATCAAACTCTTCCTGTGTCAACTCGCCAAACTGCCCTGCCCCGCCCCAATTGGTGAATCCATATCGCAAATCGTAATTCCTGATCAGGTTTATGCCATCCGTCGTATCGGTTGGATCATCATAAATGATCTGTCGCCAATCATGTTCGGTGCCGGTTTCGTAAACCGCCTGCAGTAGCGTTCCCTTTTTATAAAGGATTTCACCTACAACAGTATCTTCGAGGAGAAACCATGTGTCACCCTTCTTGTACTTTTTAGGTTTTGCGAAAAAGGTTGTATTTTTCCCAGCTTCCTCAAACCTGTAATCTATTTCATTTCTAAGTATCAGGAGATCAGTTTGTGATTTCGATTGACCCGCTAGAAGTTTCAACCTTGAATATTTCGAGTAATCTCCAATCTGATAAGTACATTCGTGTTTGTTTAGCAGATTTTTTTCGTAGCCCTGTACCCTTGATGTGACCGTTCCGATGTTATCAGATTCAAGCGTAACAATTTGCCCGACCGCCAAATCAATGTTGTTATCCTCACAATATATTGATCTTGTTTTTACATTATATATCAGGTCATTACCGATTTTATTAAGAAAATCTCTAGATTCGATCAACAATTCATTCTCTGCTGCTTCAATAAGAGAAGGCATTACTACCTTTGCGTTAAAATTGAAGAAAAAGAATTGATCACCAATAACGGGCCTAAGTATTTCGTTCGGAATTATCAAATCCCCATCTTCGACGAATTTTATTTCATAACGGTTATTTTCCCTGATTATCAATTCAAATTCCTTACCATCAAGATAACCGGAAGTGAAAGCAATCATCAGCGGTTTGCCAGGCATTACTACATCCGCTGTTATAGCAAATGTATTGTTCCCTAATATTGTGTATATAGGTGTACCTGAGATTGTTTCAACCGAAACTTCAGTTATCTGATTCTCCTGTTTTGGGAATACATCTTCAAATATTTTCACACCTTCTATAACCTGATCGTCTTGAAGGTTTTCGACCAAATCTATATATCCATTTTTTAATTTTAGCCTTCCATCTTTGCTGTAACCGTTTGGGATGTTTTTATTCGACCCCTTTGCATACAGCCTTGTTATCATGGACATGGATGATCGTTGAGTTGTAATACTGTCCACTTCGTAATCATTTCTGAGTACAATATGATCGCCAAATTCGCACTTTGAGATGTTCAATACATCTCCATTCAACCACCAATCTGTTTCGTATATTTCGGATATCGTGTTCAGCCCATCAAAAACAGACATATTTTCGAAATGATGATTTTTAATGCCTTGCGGAAAATCTCCTTTTTTTACATCTTTGAATGATGATACTACAAGGTCGATAAACTGCTCACCGGTACCTGTGAATTCAAAGTCCGTCTCTCCATCCAATTTGATTAAAAAATCCTTCATCAACTCCATTAAATCGTAGAAGGTGAGATCGTATATATATCCGTTTGTTCTATTATTAATTTCCGGAATAACCCGATTTTTCAGGTAAAACTTCGTTCCTTCATGTGTTATATAGTCGCCCTTCTCGAATTCAACAAATAGCGCTCCCTCAAACTTGAAGCTTACCGTATGGTGATCCATAAGCAGGAAAGATTCACTCCCTTCAAGATCGAACCCTGCATCAAAAATCAATATGTCGTTTCTATAAATTTTCATCTATTCGAAGGATTTGGTTCATTCAAAGTCAATACAAATCTTCCTATCCTACCATTGAATTGCTCAAACTGCCTACAGTCTTTATAGATTGTACGATAAATCACTGAACCTGTAAAGACTGTCTGTATATCCAATTGTCCAGTAGCCAATTCTTCGCAAAACGATCCGTATCTTGATAGAAATGTACCTCTGTCCGGAGCGGTCATGTTAATAGAAAGCTGGATGTTTCTTTCGTCAACTCTCGGGTTCTTTATGTTTACCACTTTCCCGTCAATCGATCTTGACTTATTTTCAGTAAAATCCTTTGACGGAGGTGGTGTCATCAGTGCGGCAACAGAAGTGTCATCGAGAGTGATGCCCCAATTTATATAAGCGTCCTTACCATTTATCGTTAATTCTCCAACCATATTGCGCCCTCCCCTTCAACTGTAACACATGCATATTTGCCTTTCCTTATGTCAGCCGCGGCACCATGCATAAGAATAACTTTGTGATATCCTTCTGTATACTCCAGACTCCCATGAGAATTTATCAGAGCAACATCTTTGTCTTTTACAATTACATTTTTATCCACGTAAACATTGTATTTTTCGAAGTTGTGACTACGGAACCATTCAAGCGATGGGTAGTTATGCTCCAGACAGAATTCACGCCCCTGAGGACTAAAAAACAGCTTTGCCAGTTGTCTGTCCGTTTTTGCCTTGCCTGCTTTTTCACAAGCACCCATTTTTATTGCCTCCTCGATTATCATAAGTCATTCGTGTTCTTTACAATTTTGTCCAGCTTCTCATTTGTTTCAGTCAATAATGCTGTACTCTTTTTTATATGCTCCAAATGGTCAACTTGCAAAAGATGAAGTTTATATGTTTCATCAGCAACCGACTTGATACCTCTGTTCGTTTCTGATATTGTGATTACGCTCATCTGAATACCATTGAGTTTTCCGTCAATACTACCAGCCTGATCCTGTGTTATTTTTTCATAAGCACCATAGGTAGCACTACCCTGTTGCTCGATATCACGCATGTACTTATCCCCCCATCCGTATTTATTATTTATTTTTTTTGTTTCAGCTTCTATAATTCTGTCAAGTTGATCCTGTTCGTATGAATCAATTAATCCATCCACCAAGAAGTTTTTAATCTTATTTCTGATATTTTCTACGGTAGGAGCAAAATCTGCCTTTATCATCTCAGTGATCACACCTCTTACCATCTTAGTGACAGCATCTTTTGTAGATTTTATTTCGTCTTTTCCTGCTCCCCATGCAGATACGTAGGCATTTGTGAAATCGTTTATTGCGCTTTTTACGTCCTGTCCAAAAATAGCATCTACAGCTTTTTCTTTATTATCTTCGATAAGATCGCTGATTTCATCATATTCTTTCTTCCATGAATCGATTCTCTTTTTGTCTGTTTTCTTTTTTGCTTCCTCTTCGGCAATCTGTTGTTTAAGCGCAATTTGTCGCTGCTTAAGCATTACATTGGACTGCTCAATTAGCCTTGATGCGTCCTGACTATATGCTTTATTGATTTCTTTTGCAAGTGCATCGTAGGAGTCCTTTAATTTATCTATTTTTGATTGAAGGTCCTCGATATTCCTTTCCTTCGCTTTATCATTCATGTTTACAATTCCACTGACAACCTCCGATATCCCTTTTGCCAGGTCTTTTGCTCCACCAATGATATCTCCTGAAAATAATTTTGCAACACCAACACCAGCCTGTCCTGCTCCCACGGCGATACCTAAAATATCATTCGCAATGTCACCAGCTTCATCGCCAGCCAGATTGCCGATCAGATCTACTGCGATGTTTCCAAAATCATTAAATTGACCAATTGTGTTTTGGATCTCTGAAGCAACGGAAGCCATAGCGTCCTTGAACGCCATTTCATACTTTTGTATGCTTTCATCGCTCAGTCCTGCTTTCTCCGCATTTTTTAGATCCTTATAGGCATTTTTTGCTGTTGTTATAGATTTAGATAGACCAAGGGACGGTTTTTTTTCTTTGAGCACGTTGTCCATTCCAAGAAGAGCGTCTGAAAGAGGCTTTAACTGTTCAGGTGTCATGCTGTTTGCCGCCTGCTCGATATATTTTGCCAGCTTGTCTCTCAATATCTGGATAGCTCCAACACTTTTTTCGTCAATGTTTGAAAAGATGTCTGCGAAATTGATAGAATTCTTAAAATCTCCAATTGCGAGGTTATTAAGATCTTCCATCAGTGTTTTAAACAAGCTATCCCTCTCGGCGCCAGTGGTTGCATTTTTTGCGTCAGTATTATATTTTTCAATCAGCGCATTCTTTTTCTGTTCGAAATTTCCCCAATCGATAAAGTATTGAATCCTTGCTTCTTCCTCCGCTTTCTGCTGATCTGTGATTACTTTTTCATTCTCCTTCTGTCTTTTTGCATTGAAGTCCTTAACTTGCTGGATGATTTTATTTATATTTTCATCTGTTAATTCCGAGAATAGAAAAGCGTCTTCCTTTTCTCCTTTTTCTTTTTGAGAAACACTATATTTTTTTAGTTCAGTTTCTGCCTTTAAAACTTTTTCACGTGCACTTGCCCACTCTTCAGCTGTGTTTTTATCAGTAAGAAGTCCTAACGCTTCCTCTGCATTTTTCTTTTCTTCCTCCCAATAAGCTTTATTTTGTGAAACAACATCACCAACAGTTGAACCATAACCCTTCAATTCTTCATTAATAGAAAGGATTCGTTTTTCCAGCTGTTCCAACTGAGTGCTTTTAGCAAATCCACCACCCCAAGCGGTATCCTTTTTTGAAAGATTGTCGTATTCTTCCTGCAGCTTATTTCTTTCAATGATTAGACGGTTTCGTTTTTCTTCATTGGACACGGCATTATAGGAATCCCTCAAAATTGAGGTTTCCTGTTCCTTTAGTCCGCTTACATGCTTCTCCAGGGATTTAATAATTTCATTAGCATCAATGAAAACACTCTCGCCCCACTTTAAATCCAATATTTTGTTTGCCTCATCCCTCTCTCTGAGTGATAGTATTTTATTACCATTTTTAATACGTCCTAAAAGGTTTTCTGCTGTGTATATTTCATCCTGTAACTGTATCCTTGACTTTTTTTCCAATTCATCGTTGACAAGCTTTATCATTTCGCTTAAATCGAGATATTTTGCTTTTTCAATATCCAAATTTTTGAAGATCTCCGGATACTTCTTCTGAAGTTCGGTTATGATTGACTGTCTCTCTCTTCTTGTCAGAGTTTCGTCTTTCAGTTTATTTATTAGTTCCTCTGTTTTGTATTTTTCATCCTCTGTTGCCTGAGTTCTTCTTTTCTGAGCTTCTGTAAGTGATTTTGCCGTAATCTCTGCCGCATTATCTGCTGTCGCCAATTTATATACTGCAAAAGTTAAACCTGCAACCGCAGCTGCTGCTAACACATATGGATTTGGATTTAAAAAAGTAAGTAAGGACTTAAGCGATTTTCCCAATCCCTGTTTTGCTATTGACAGCGTTTTTGTTCTTGCTATGTACAAAGCTGATTCCTTTGAAAGCATCTTCATGCTCATTGCAGCAAGATTTCTCTCCAAAACCGCCTGCCTTAGTATCTGCATATTTAGTTTCTCAACTGCAGAAACTGCTATCAATACTGCCCTGTATGAGCCATAGGCAACTGCCAGACCAATAATTGTTTTCCCTATTTCTTCATAGTTTTCGGCAATATGTATCTGTGCTTTTAACGTGCTTTCAAATAACGGTTGTAGTTTTTTACCGAGATCATTCTTTGCTGTGTCGATTGCATCACCTAAATTTGCTTTTAAGCCAACTATACTTGCTGACTGTTTTTCCATTAAGTTGTTGAATCGACCTCCTTCAGATGTCATATTTTTGAAAGCCTGTTCAACATGCTCAAAACTAATTTTTCCTGCACTTGCAAAATCATTCACACGCTCCTTTGCAATACCCAACACCTTTGCCAATTCCTCATAGATCGGAATACCTCTGCCTGCAAACTGACGTATATCCATTAGCGCAACCCGTCCGGATGTATTCAGCGTTCCGTACAGATATACAATATCATTCAACGGAGCACCGGCACCACTGGCTACGTCTCCCAACGTAACCAGTGTATCATTTAGCTTCTCGACACCGATCCCATAAGCTAATAATTGTTTGTAACCAGATGCGACTTGATTAAGGTCAAAAGGAGTTTTTGCGGCAGTAGTAACCGCTTGACGCATAAGATCGTCTGCTTGCTTTTTACTACCAAGCATTGTGGTAAAAGCAATTTCAAGCTGTTGAAATTCTCCCCTGATTCTCTGGATATCGTTAACAACCTGCTGACCCATCTGAACGGCAAAAAGACCGCCAATGCCAACAGCCATTTTCTTGATAGATGATTGAATGTTTGCGGACGCATTCTGAGCGGTAACCTCACTGCTTCTTATCTCACTGCGTACTTCAGCAAATTTCCTTTTGAAATCATCATTATTAGCAGTTATGTTATAGTGAACGCTCATATTCCCAATTCTTCAATTCGTCTCTTATTGCGTGGATCATCCGCATTAATCACTTCCTCTTCTGTTGTCGTGCTCATTGTGTCAGCAATAAGCATCTGCACATTCTGAAAGCTTATTCCCCATAAAAGGTATTCCAACGTCCAATGATATTTTTGAAGCACTACATCAAACAAACTACCCCAAATTGAGCGACCTCCAATCACTCTATTCGAACCGCTCAATTTCTTTATTTCGGCTTGTTTTGCCTTAATGTCTCCGTCAATCGAATAGAGGTAATAAAATTTTCATATTGCACCTGTGCAAGTAAAGACAATAGGATAAGCTGAAACTCTGCAACTTTGCTGTTCCACTTGAAATATTCTGCCATCTCCTTTATCTTTTTATCATTCAGCAGATCTTCCTTTTCATTGAATGTAGCACATGCCATCAACTCAACTATAATGTCAGCTTTAGATTCACAAATACGCATAGCTTCCAATTGAGGTTCTTCTTCTAAGCGTACTTCGTCGATGTCAAGCAAAAGAAAGTACTTTGAAAGAATCTGCATCTTACCTATTGTCGGAGGATGAATTTTAAATTTTCTCCTTCCTATGCTAAATTCGATAGGCTTCTCGGTGACTGCATCGGAAACTGCTATTTCTATTAATCTTTCCTTTTCCATAGTGTTTAAAAAAAGGGAGAGGGTTTCCCCTCACCCAATTATGTAAATGTTACGACTTCTCTTTTTACTGAAGCAGATCCATCCGACGGTTGCAGAGGCTTAGCTACGTACTTCCATTTGTCACCAATTGCGGCATCAAATGTTTCTGTACAATGCAAAGTACAAACATCGATTATCCTACCTTCAACAAGAGGATCTTCCGGCTGCATTTCAATTTTGTAGTGCCCGTCAATAACACCATCAATATCTTCAACTGGTTTTTCCCTCCCCGCTTTTGCGTAGATCTCAAACTCAAAAAGATATGTATTTTTACCTTGCGCACTGTCCTCAAATCCACCACCTTCGAGCGGCGCTTCTCTTGTCTCTCCCTCCGTCGTACTCAACTTTGTTGAGTCTTTAACAGGAGTAGGAACAGCTATCCATGTCGGATCTTCAGGAACTGTGTCGCCTGCATCCAACTTAACCAATCTGATTTTGGGCTTTCCCCATGATAATGTTGCCATAATATTATATGCTTAAATAATTATACTTCAATTCCAAATGAACGAAATGTTCGTCCGTTTCAAATACCTGAAATGTTTTGATAGTTCCTTCTCTTTCAATCATATAGCCGTCAAGTCGGACCGATTCAGCAAACTGGTTAAGGGATTCTTCAATCACTCCACATCTGCCAATATCTTTTACTTTTCGCCCATCAAATGAAAGATCTGGAATATAAACGTTTATTGTAATGTAACCTACTTGAATATCACCATCAATTCCAGTCTTGTAGATCACTAGACAGTCTTCGCTTTTTGAAACATTCTCCAATGGTCTGATACCATCTCTGTAATATCCACCATTGATTCCGAGTGAACCTTTCACTGCGTTGAAGAAATCCTTTTCAAACTGTAATCCTGTTTTCTTCATAGTAATGCTTTTGACATTATTTCTGCCATAAGTTTTGAGGATGAAAGGACGTTCCTTCCGAGTGCTTCAACATAGACAGCGTAATCCATCCCTGCAACTACAAGTAAAACGTAACCTCGTGAATACTGTGACCTAAGACTGTCAATTGCTTCTTTACCTTTGCTCTTTCCACTTGTGGCTGTTGCTTTAACTGAATCGAAGCTTGACATTGATACGACCTTTCCATCATTGAGAATGACATATCCAACTGAACTTCTCAAATTACCAGTTTGATCCATATAGTCGCCATTCGACCTTGCTTCAATTAAAGCAGACTCTCCGATATAACTCAACTTTTTCAAGATAGCTTGTTCCGCTTTCTTGATTTCGATTTCTATCTTCTTGTCTATTTCCTGAATGGGAGTAACCATCTTTATCATACGGTAATTTTTATTCGTTGAACATTCTCCAACTCTTCAAGACTTTGGACTTCTTTCTCACAAACAACATTACCTTTCCTATCTTTGAGCCTGATAATATTTGCATCGAAACTCATATCTTCTGTGGTTATCATAAAAGCCGATTGCTTAAATACACCATCAGGATAACGACCTTTGTTGTTATTGATATTTGCAAAATACTTGCATTCAATATCAGTACCCCAAGAGGTAGAACCGGAAACAGGTATTCCATCATCATTGATGTAACCTTGTACTGTTATCTGTGCATTTATGTATCCGTTCATTCAATTCTGGTTACTGTCGGTATATCTATATAATCTCTCGGATTCAACCCTAACCTACTACATAGTGTATATATGCGCCTTCTGGCTGGCTCTTCTTTGAAAGAGGAAGAAACCCCTCCCTCAGATACACCCCCTAAGGCGATCATCTGGGAGAGGATTTCCAACACACACATGGAAACTATTTTTTCATCAATACTATCGTCATTGGGAGATACGCCCTGCTTTAAGCATTGCCGCTCAATCTGCGAGCTACGTACTGGGTACGGATACAGGTCTTCTCGTATTGCTTCAAGATAGGTCATTCCCGATAACGATTAAGTGTAAGCGGTTGTAACGTCCAGGATAAACACGTCATTCTTTCCAGTGAATACCGGATAGGCAAACATTTCGTAAGCCACATAACGACCGTTGTCATTTCTCCATTGAGAAATCAGGTTGTCGAAATAAGAAGTGTACACCTTGTTCGGAATCGGGTCGATCGTTTCAAGAGGATCGGAAACCTTGAGAATTGCAACCTTGTCAGCGCACTGTGCTACAACTCTTCCATCCTTGAAAAGATTAACCGATGCTCCAGTGTTTAAAACGCCCTTTTCATCAATCACCTCGATGGTCGGTCTTTGCAGGGCAGACAGATATGAGTTAACCGTATCCATTGCCAACATCGGAGTAGTATCTGCTTTAAGCCTGCCAAGGTTCATTCCGATCAAGTTTTTCAACTGTGTCGAATTGCTGATCAAGGCAGCAGTGGCTTTACTAACACGGAATTTCAGCACGGTTTTTCCGGCTGCATCTGCCATATCTTCGAGAGCCTGCAAGGTGGCAAGTACGTCCATAGTGGCAAGAGTTGCGGTACTCCAAACTGTAAAACCTTTCGGAAGTAACTTCTTAACGATTCCGTTAAGCAAAGGAGTAGACCAAACGATACCACCGGCATTGTTGGTTTTCGCTACGGTAACCTGACCATCGGATAAACCCTCCCAATACTGGGCAGATATCCTTCGGTGGGGAGCAATTGCTGCCAATTCGTATGGATTGAACAGGTACTTCACCAGGTTCTGGTATTGGGTTTTTTTCTGTGTTTCTGTGAGATTCTTTGCCTTATCACGCAAGCGATTCAGCATGTAGTAATACCTTTCAAGCCGGTCGTTAGGTATCTGCCATTCGTCACCAATACGGGCAATGGTTCCACTCAGTTCGCCGATTGACGGCATATCACGTTTCGGTCTCGCTGCACCCTCGCTGATCACCGTTCCAAGCATTGCTGCGGCATATTCTGCGGTAGCAGCTGCGTATGTCTTCGATGCCTCGTATTCAACCTCCATTTCACGATCCCACCCTACCCTATAGGTAGATGTTTTCATGTTCTCGTTGATAAATGCATCAAACGCTTTTGGTTTCTGTATTTGCTCTAATATGTTCAGCATATCTTAGATGTTTAAAAATTGACAATCCTTCAATGCAGTTTCGATAGCCGTAGAAACCGGCTGTGGAAGTCTGCTTGACACAATACCATCTGCCCTGAATACAATAGAGCAATGTGTTTCATCATCGATTTCAACATCTCGATGAAGTAATCCGTTAGGCACGATAACGCCACTGGCGTCATGCGACTGCAATACCGCTCCATCAGCAAGCGCTCCAAGAGCATCTGCTACAATGGTGATAACATCATAATCGTCACTTGACGTGTCGATTGTTCCGACTGTTACGGAAGCCGAATCGGTTCCTATCTTGTCGGTTGCAATAAGATTGTGACCTTTCTTGATCTTTACCTCCGTGTCAGTCGAAAGTACGGCTGCTGCGAGAACGACCGTCTTAACCGGAACTGCGGTACGATTAACAAGATCACCTCTGAGAAACGTCCCTTTCGGTACGATCTCAGTACCTGCCGGGAATGATGTGGTTGTCAAAAGAAAACCTCCATCGAAAGCTTTCTCTGACGCAACATCCCACATATGCAGATAGCTGTTGCCAGCTTGTGCTGTTTCTTTGTAATGCATAATTTGATATTTAAAAATTTATTTCTCTTCTTCTTTTGAATTCATGCTTTTCATCATTTCAATGAATGCTTCTTCGTCGTTCTGGTTCTTCTTCCCCAAAAATGGCTTTTCCATTTCCGAAAGCTCACTATCAGCAAGAGCTTGTTTGATTACCGGGATATCTGTTTCAGCTTCCTGAATGAATGAATCGAAGTCATCCTGATCCTTGAAGTTCATGCGATCAAAGTCTTTTAACTTTGACTTCTGTATAGCTTCAGGAAGGTCCTTCAATTTCGATACATAAACTTCACGCCTTGAAGTCTTGACATCCTTATTTACCAGTGCATCGATCTTCTCGTTCTGAGCCTCGATTACTTTCAATAATTTTTCAAACTTGTCTTCCGGTTCTGCCCCCTCATCAGCTTCCTTTGTAGTGGTGGACGCTTTGGGTGCTCTGGGTGGTTCTTCTTTCTTTTTCGCATTTACAATCCGTGTAACTGCCGATTGAGAAAGTTTTAGGTAAGGTATAACCGCATCAACTTGTGCGTTTATCTGCTCTTCGCTTGCATCTTCTTGTAAAGTTCCGGATATGGTTTCAACGACACTTTCAAGTTCCTCTTTTGTAAACCCCAACGACGCAACTTTGGGTTTCAGAGTTTGTAACACTTTTGTTTTCATTGTATAAAACGTTTTAATGATTTGGAGCCTGTTTATCACAAACTCCAAAGCTGTGTTACAAGCTCGATACAAATATATATAAAAAAAGTCTCCATTAGAGACCTTTTAAAAGAAAAGTTATTGACAATTTTCTTATATCAAACCTTCGTCTGCTAAACTGTAATGAGCATCCTCACTAATAATTATTGAATCCAACAAACTAATATCCATCCAACGTGCTGCTTCTTTTAGCTTCTTTGAGATTTGGATATCCTGCGGGCTTGCTTTCATGCTGCCTGATGGGTGGTTGTGGACCAAGATAATCCCTGACGCAAGATTCTCGATTGCATACTTTAAGATCAATCTTATGTCAACTACTGTTCCGGCTATTCCACCCTGACTAATCTTTGCGTAACCGATAGTATTGTTCGCCGTGTTCAGGAGTATTACGAATGTGCTTTCGAAAATCGTGATGTCATCGAAATAGAAGTTTCTGGCATAATCAGCGGCATCTGACGACTTCGTTATCTTTGCTTTATTGAAGTCTTTCCGCTCTTCTTTCAGCGTGTACTCGACTGCTTTTTCTTTGAATTGCTTGTACGTAGTTTCCATTTCTGTTGGTGTTACGCCCCGACCGAAGCCGTGGCGAGTTGATTAATTGTTGATAATTCTAACACGCTTTATTTTACCATCTACGTTGGAGAATGATATACATATATTATCTCCTTCTTTTATCTTAGGCTTTATTTCAGAATGAAATTCAACTGCTACGTTGGGCAATGTGCCACCGTCGAACATTTCAGCCCCCCTATGAGAAGTCATGTTCTTTTCGATTAACTCAAACCAGTTATTTTCATCCATGCTCTTATAATTCAGGTATCCGGTTGAATTCCTGACTATAATCGATGGGCTGTAAAACGATGTCTCAACTCCATTCATGACGCATTTAACGAATAATGCAATAGCTTCATAACTATGTGATACTAACCTGCTTGAACTGTAGCTGCTTGAGTTTGCATATACAGACATCGGGTGAATAAACCCTTTTACTTGCTTTACACTGATAATTTCTACTATTGCTTTCATATCTGACCTATTAAAATGTATAATCGTAATATTCTCTTTTTTCTCCCCAGACGATGCTGACTTTCTGATATTCCTTCGCTTTCTTGGTTATTCCATCTATAAGCATCAACATTCCTTCTGAATCGTAGTACTTTTCGTATTCCTTGGAGTATCCAATAGGCGGGTTGATAAACTTAATAACTTCACGTTCCCATTTCCACGAACCCCACCTCCACACGATAACTTCTTTAACTGGAGACAGCTCCTTGTATTCGTATTCCTGGGATTCACTCATACCGTTTTTATCGATCCGCTTAGGGAAATACTGTTGAACAACGACTCTCTTTTTGTCATTACTCACTTCGATAACCTCATAAGCGTGTCTATCAGTCCATGATAAAACTGTTGCTCCTTTACCTACTTCCGGCAGAGTGCTGTTCTGACTCATGATCATGTTTATGAAGCTGCCGGTTTGAGTGCCAGGATTTAGTCTTTTTTGCTTGAATGTTGTTTCCATGTGTTTCACTGTTGCTTTTACAATTATGATATTACTATGTTATACTCGCAAACTAGATCATCAAAGGAGCAATCAATTGCATGTGCTAAACTTTTGCAATTTTCTTTTGCTTCTGGTATGAAAAAACAGTTTTCTTTTTCATCATACTCATTCACCATATCCATATAGTCCAGTACTTCTTCAATGATCATCCTGTCTTCTATAGAAGTTGGGTAAATTCTTATTCCTGTTTCCATTTTTGTTTTGTTTTATTGTTATTTTGATAGTATAAAGATACATAAAAAGACTGTAATGGAGACCTTTTTACAAAGAAAATTTCATGGAAAATCGTATTTTTAATAATGTTTAACTATTTGAATATCAGATTATTGCACAAAAAAAAGACGGTGCTATCCGTCTTAATTAAGCTGGTCTGCCACTCGCATCCCACCGCCTTGTTTCATGCGCAAATAGCCTTGTCCGCAGTGCTTAATATTTATCGTATTCCTCTTTGGTTATAATTTTTCCACCTAAATATGCTTCCATTGCAATATTCGTTGTACATTCAACCTTATAAGGTTTTTCCCCTCTGAATTTAACTTCACAGAAGTTTCCTTTACCTCTACCTGTAAATTTAAAAACAGCATCCTCGAATTCATCGTGAATATACAGCACGCCGTTCTTGATTAAAATGTCATCTTGTTTCATCTGAAATGTTTATAATATTCTTTTGATAATTTCTCCAACTCATATATCAGTTTTTTGTCTTTCTTTGGGTCAAGAACTCTCCATTTTTCATAATAAGTATGTCCCAAACCTCCTGGCAATCCTGTTTGTCTTCTTATGTCGTTCCAAGCTTTCTCGCCAATGATTTTTTTAGCCACTTCGGGTAATTCCTTTGCATAGATCATCTTTGCAGTATTTACCTGGATTTCACCGATAACACCAGCGTTTGTTTTGACGTTGGTGATCGTTCCGCTATAGCCCATAAATTTGTCTGGAGTCTGTATTTTTACACGTATAAAGTTATTGTTTTTTTGGATATATTCCAAACATTTCTCGATGTTTTTTTCAGGTAAAATAATCGTTGTTCTTACGCTATCCTGAATCTTATTGACGTTTCCATTATAATCGCTGTTAGCCTTTCTTTTAATTGAATCATACGACTTGAAATTGACCGGGGTTGAATAGCCCCCGAACTTTTCAGCTATTGAATTCGACAAGGAACTGACAGATGTTTCCGCACTTTTCGCCTTTTCCATCAATTCAAGAATGTTAATAAGATTTTCATTCTCTTTCATCCAATAAGGTAGCTGTCTTTTTGGAACAGAAACGTTTTTAAAATATCCTGTCTTTTCAAGCTTTGCAACTAATCCTGAGCCACCACCTGAATAAACACCTGAGCCAACAATTGTATATCCCTTCGGGGTTACCTCTTTAACTTTCCATGCCATATACTCTGCGATGCCATTTCTCCTAAGTTTCTCATCAACATCAACTTTCATTAATGTTATGATCTTCTTTTCGTTATCTATCGTAGCTGTCATGGATGAATTAAAGCCGCTGCTTTTAATCACGGTCCCATCACTCTTAATAATGTTTACAGGGAATTCAATATCAATATTTATTCTTTCATTAACTTTATTAAAATCCCCAACTTTGATGGTTTGTTCTGGTGTGGCAAGCCTAAATTTAACTTTCTCTGTATCCTTACCGTATATTTGCGTCAAGTCAACTTGTACGTTTTTAATTCTTTCCCATTCTTTATTGATGTTATATACTTGCGTGTCACTCTTCATCCTATGGCTGTTTTCATCCATCCATTTGGTGAAGTTTTCTGGCATATCCTTGACTTCATTTTTCGATTGTACTGGAGTTTCGTCGTTTATGCTATCCAATAATTCTTTCTGGGTTGACAGTATCGGGATTGCGTGGCACCGGCAATTTGAGCCCCAAAAGCATTTACCATTCCTGCGAATATACATTATATGGTTTCGCTCTAAAGTAAGATCATACACATCACCATGATAATCTATAAATTCCTTGTCAAATACTGTAGCTGTAATCCCATTACATTCTGAAATTCTTATCAAATCTTGATTGATGGTATAAATCCCATTACTAAACCTCTGTTCTTTCCCTCTTACATTGTCAATGTAGTATGATGGTCGTTTGCCAATTTTTAGAATCAATTCCCCAATATCTGAAGCCATCTGATTTGAGGTTGTGAAGTATATTCTTTCATTGTTATTTGGAATACACATTTTACCTCTATTTCCCATAAATGGTTTCGCTCTTTTAATATGCCCATCACACTTCACGAATGCATCTAAAAATCGTTGAATTATACTTGCGTCTGCATTTTTTATTTCCTCTGGTACATATTTCGTTTCGCATAAACCAAATTGCTTAAGATATGCATTCAAATCTTTTGAGTAAACATCTACGCTTCCTGTTGTACCACCAACATCGAATCCCATTCTCGCACAACATTCTTTTATATCCTCTTTACTCTCTCTGCCATCTTGATGCGCTATCTTAATTTGATAATTTCTTATAAGACTTCCGTCTGAAAGCCAATAACCCATAAATTCTGCAAAGTCTCCTAAATCAAAAGTATGCGAACCTATTTGTATTTGTTTTTGATAGCTACCTCCCCATTCACACCCACGATAAAATCCACCGTTCCCTTTCCTGTATTCCAAAGCAAGTTTACGCCTAATCTCTCCATCTGACTTGTTTATATATACCATTTCATGATCTGGTGTAACAAGACAATCAAGGGTTCTATTGTAAAACCGTACCATTTTATCATTGATGTGATATTGCTGCCTGTCGGTTATTCCGACCCATTCCGGCTCTCTTGTTTTAGGATTGAGTGAGAAAATCTTATCTGAATCCTGAACGTCTTTAAATAACCGCCAACCTCTGTTAGTTAAAACAAAACTGTCATCAGAATAACAATGCGGGTGCCAACCGATAAACTTGAAGTCTTTTGGATATTTCCCTTTCAGTGACTCACAGACCGGACAACCGTACTCATGATTTGAGCGCCTTATTTCGATACCTACAACAAAGTCCATTTGCTGCCAACGGAGATAGTCCGCTTCCCTGTACGACTGGTTGATCTCAGTCCTTGTCAAACGCATTGCGTTTTTGTAGGAACTTCGATACACGCCGCCTCCTGGATTGTACTTCAAAGCGTTTTTGGATGGTTTCAGAATACCGTTCTTATCTCGAACACGTCTAAACAGTTTTTCAGGCTCTCTCAGGTACTCTCTGATATCTCTGGACAATTGGGCTGCGCTTCTACCATCTGCGATTCCTACGTCCAACGCTTGCTCCAGTTCGGTCTTATATTGGGTAGCGTAATTCCATACTCGTTCAGATAACCCAAGGCCATTGATTTTCCTACCCTGGAATGCTTCGAGCGCCTTAAGGTTTCTCGTCTTGTATTTCTTTTCAGGTAGTTTGATTTTACTACTCATGTACTTGACAAGAGCATCATTGTTCTCGTTAGCATTGTCCCATTCCTTTGATATTCCGGATCTGATAACCACAAGCATTGATTTACGCAGACTCTCGATCAGTTTGTCAACCATGCGGTTTAAAACAGGGTAATCCTTGAACGTGAAAATGCCAGCCTTGAATGCCTGAGTTGACGAAATCCTGGCAACATGGTCCGCTATCTGGAAATAGAGACTCTGTACTTCTTTCGCATATCTCTCGGTCCTTGCGTAATGTTCGTTATCGGTTTTTATTGACATAAACTATCGACCAACCAGCCCTTCTATAAAGCTGTGATTAAATGACTCCATACCTTTTTTCTTATTTACTGTCTCTCCTAAAAACCTCTCAGGCACATTCTGCAATATCAAATCATGATCATATCTGGAGCAATCTATCTCATACACCCATTCTCTGCTCTTCTTCATTGCATGAGAAAGAATGGTAACCAATACACAAGACCCACCAATATACAAGTAAACTTCCTGTGTTTTGAAATATTTCGGCTTACCTATGATCATCGGTTTTTATTGACATTTTTCTTTACATTTTGATAGCTATTAGCGACCGTATATGTCAGATTGTTGGTTTGAATAAATCCAAATTTGCACCTGATGATTCCTCCTCTTTAATTCTTTCGATTTCGGCATCAATTTCTTCCTCGCTTACATATCCGGCTCTCTGGATGGCGACACGCTGGCTCATGATTGCCTTGCCTCCGGTTGCTTTTGAAAGGTTCTCGATTTCTGCGCTGTCGTTATTCATCACAAACGGGATGATCTCATGCTCTACTTCAAGATCGTTGATAGAATCTTTCCACTTTGCATTCATCAACCCCAAGAATGATTTCAGGACGTTGCATTCCCGGCTTAGAAATTCAATGATATCGCCCTCTTCTTCTCCTACTTTCAAGTGTGCATCGACCAATAACTGTTTCCTTGACTCTTCCGTCAAGCCGGCCCCTGTTATATCCTTCAATGCAAGTGATGGTAGCTGTAATTCTTCGGAAATATTATCCTTCATGGTCTTGATAAATGATTCTACAGCTTCATGATCAATAGGAGGTTTTACATAATCCACATTACCATCACCCTCAAACTGATAAACCTCTCTTGATACATCACCTTCCGGCTTACTGCTTGAATCCACAAGCTTTCCGGTTACTTTCATCACCGGTGCTGTATTTCTTCTCAGTATATCGCTTTGTCTCGACAAGGTGTATTCTATCTCCTTTCCATTATTCGTCTGGTCCTCCCAGATAGGCTCCGGGCGATTGATATAAGCTCCAGGTATCTTTCCGATTGCAATGCTTGCCGGGCCTTTAACTACCTCCCAATCACCCGCATCTTTCTTCCATACATACTTCTTTTCCGCAGTATATGTTTCAAAGTAGGTGATAACTTTTTGATCTACATTTACTTTATACTCGATGCTCAGAGCAATCATATCACCGTAATCGTCAAATAATGGATAGACCTTTGCCTGCTCCATTTTCGAGAAACGCTCATCCATGGGGGAATATGTGACTGATCTCAGTTTGAATTTTGAATCAAAACCGTAATCTTTGTTTTGTTTTTCCACCACATACCAGATCGTTGCGATTTCACATGAAGCAAAATAAGCTTTGAATCGCTTTTTGTTCAAAGCGTCAATTCTGACTTTCTGGTAAAGTTTTTCGAGTGCTCTCGCCTGCTCAATCTTTTCAGACTCATTGTTATGCCTGTAGGTTCTTTTCGCAGGAATAGTGAACGCCATCTGCGTCATTCGCCTTGTGGCAAGCTTCTGCACACCATAGGTGATCCTTGCAGCCTTTACCCCTTTCCTGTCTTTTCGACTTACCCTGTCGGTCATTATTTCGTGTTCTGTTGAATCGTACTCGGCTTTAAGCTTTTCCCATTCCGGGACAATCACTGTTTTCTTTTTCAGGGAATCAATGATCTCTCCTGTTTTTCTGTCTTTGAAAATGTCCTGTATCATCTGAAATCGTCTAATAATTGTTGTACATTAATAGGTTTGGTTTTATCATTTATGAAGTAATCGATAGCATAGTTTAGCAAATCAACATATTCATCATGGGTTTTAGCCGGGAATCCGCAAACTTCATCAATGAATTCATCATTCCACGAACCCTGAACCAAATATATTCGTCCACTTTCAACAACGCCGCTATTGGCTTGCATTCTTGTCTCTTTACTGTCAGTCGGTGTGGGAGTGTTTGTTATATTCAGCTTTGTGGACGTCTTTAATTGCTGAATAACAGATAACCCGCTTGCTTTAGGCTCAATCCTTATCGTGCTCCGATAATCGTATCTATTTGCTTTAACCCATTCCGGTAGAAACTTAACTAACTCAGGGAATTCTTTCCTTGCTTTGGCTGCACTTGTTATGTATAGATTATTGCTAAATTCAACAGCCCCGATTATACCTGTGGGGTCGTTGATTTGCTTTTCCGTATATGCCGTATCTACGAAAAAATGAATCGCAGGATTGCGGTTTTGCTTGTAAAGGAACTCGAAGTCCTGAATTGAAATAGCATTAAACCATTCTTTCTTGACGATATTTCCTCCGTCAATGATTGGGTTTTGATCATATTGCCCCGAATATGACATGGATCCCAAATCAATTTTCGCTTCATCCAGGACCTCTCTGCTCAATCGTACCGGATCGAGCAATCCATCAATGTATTTCTCTACCAGAAAACTTGGTTTTACAAATTTGCTAACCTCCGCAGGTAGACATATATGTTTTATTTTGTCAGATTTTTTTGAGAGTAAATAGCCTGTTACATCTTGCTCATGCAACCTCTGCATAATAGTGATTGTAGGCGTGTTCATTTTGTCTACTTTCCTACTTGATAATGTTTTAGTGTGCTCGTTAGCGGTTATTCTTGCTAATTCGCTGTATCCCTGCTGCACATTAAGCGGATCATCATTTAAGATTACATGAGCATGTTTCCCCGTTATTGTTCCACCTGTTGAAGTAGCATACCTTGCACCTGTACTGGTATTTTCATAACTCATTTTTGCTGATTTATCAGGACGAAGTTTAATTTCAGGAAAATATTCTTGAAATTTATCCGACTGGATGATATCCCTACTCTTTGTAGCATGTTCAATAGACAGGTCCATTGAGTATGAGTTTGTGATTATTCTTATTGACTGGTCCTGTGTCCATAACCATACCGGAAACATAATTGTCGTTATCGTTGATTTTGTTGTCCCAGGTGGTATGTTTATTATCAAATCATATGGCTTCGGCAACCTGTTTACGATATAGTGAGCCAATTCCTGCATTTCATCACATAGAAATTTTATATGCCAATTATAAACAGGTTTCTCTTGAATGATAACAGACCAAAAAAACTGCACGAAAAAATAAAATCTTTTCCTGCATGATTCAGTAACAAAGTGTTTTCTTTCTCCATCAGTCACCACAATTATTTTTTACTGTTTTCTTCAATCTTTAGGCTTATATCAATCAGTGCCTGCTGCTCTTCTTCAGTTAGGCATTCAATATCTACTTTTTTGTTGTTCAGGCTCTCTCCTGCTGTTGTTACATCAACTTCCTGCTTTTCCCTCCACCTTTCCGGCCTCCTGTTTTTGAGCCAGAAAGCTATTGCTCCAACATCAGGAGGAACCATTTTTTTAGTTGTCTTTATCTTGGATGGCTTTGGTTGACCGTCATCACCTATCTCTGTTTCGATTGTTTTCTCCTCGTATTCGAAACCGACCGCTCTTTTCAATAGAGCTTTTTCCACTTCTACATCTACCGGTCTTTTCCCTCTTTTTATAGCTTCCCTAAACTCTTTATATTCATTCTGAAACCGGTAAAATGTATTTCGAGCAATACCAAGTTTAGCCCATATTTCCTTATCAATCATCCCCTCCCTGGCATACTGTTCAGCAAGCAAAGGGAATGAATCATCATAAACAGTTTTTCGTGCCATTATCTTTCTATCTCGTCTTTATGATTATCCACTATATCCATAAAAATACCAAAAGCTTGACCTGGTGTTCTGAAGCCTTTATCAAATGCGTATGTCAATAAATCCCTCAGATGCTCATATTCTTCCTGACCGACAAGCCAATTTATATCGTCTTTCTCCGTGCTGATATTTTCAAGTATATCGACAAATCTTTCCCTTGATTTCTCCAGGAGGCAAATGTTTATATACTTAAATACAGGAACTTCAATACTAGTCTCCTGTGCTTCTTTAATTATCCCATCCAGTTCCTGTTTATCAACCAACTCGATGTCCATATCAGACAAAAGAGACTGTAGATATGAGAGCGTTTCAAGGTTTGGCGATCCGTGAATATCGTTATGGGACAATTGAATTCTTACACGTGTTGATTCATCCACTTCGTCCATTACAAAACAGTGCGCTCCATCCAATCCCGCTTTTATAGCCGCCCTGATTCTATGATGCCCGGATACGCACATGAATTTATTCTTTGACGGCTGATCCATTAAGAGTGGAGCAGTTGTAAGAATTCCGTCTTTTTTTATATTCTTTACTAAACGGTTAAAGTCCTTGTCGCTCATCTCTTGGGCATTCACAGGACTTTCTTCAATATTCCGGAAAAGAACATACTCTATTCTTAATTTTAATTTCTCGTCTTTCATGTGATTTTATGCTTTTGCATCCACAATGATTTCGCTGCTTTTAGGCTCGGAACAGTACCTAACTGAAACAGATATCCTAGATCATATCCACCATTTACCTTATCCTTCTTGATAAGTTCACCGTGTTTCCTGTATCTGTTTATCTGCTCATGTTGAGAGAAACATTTCGAATAAGCAGTCTTTACATCTCTTCCAAATTTATCTGAAAGGATGTTCTTTACATCAGTTGTTCTCAATACATAGAGAAGCAAATCTGTTGAATATTCCCATTCTGACGGGGTTGTATCAGCCTTGAGGATCACATCATAATTACCATAATCAGGATTTGAAAAGCCCAATACGCCAAATAGGTAATCTGAATGAGATAAGCCTATGTAAAGGTTGCATGCTCCGGGCTTTATAAACCCCTTGATGCAATCCTTTCTGAACTTCATTGCCATATCCGATGGAAGTTTCGGTATCAGTTTGAGCGGATTCTTGGAATTGAACCAATCTTCCCGGCTGGATGCCGGATGTGCTACCTTTACACTAAATCCGCAATTCTTATAACCTTTGAAATTCTCTGGTATTTCTATACTTTTATCATGAACACCTTTGTGACAGGCCTTGCACAAAATTATTGCATTCTCGATACTGCCATTTTTCTTATTGCCATCAATATGATGAGCCTCTTTTTTAAAGAAATCAGTCTCTCCACAAACAGCACAAGGGTAAAGCAATCGTAAACGTTTACTTAGCTTTTCCCAATTTGACGAATACCTATCTTCACCAGAACCATTCATTGACTATTAAATTGAGCGTGACCTGGAGTCGAACCAGACCTCTATACTGGAAGTATAGCATGCTACCGTAACACCTAACACGCAAATTCGCCGTCTTTCCGGCTGTCAGGCTCTTCTCTTATTCGTTCTTTTGTCTTTCCGGGAAGAGAAAAGAACTATCCTTGATATTCGATGCAGCTTAACGTTTCAGGCATTTCAAGCGCCACCTCTACTTTGAATTTATTTGCCGAATTTCCCTGCACTCATCCGGCCCGAACCCTACTAATCAAGGAACTCCATTTTGGGATGTGGAGAGAGCAGGATTCGAACCTGCACAAGAATTACCCGTGTTTCACTGCTTAGCATGTCTATTAAACGGTACTTGTTACATCGGGCGCAATGCCTTTAGCGTCTACCAATTCCGCCATCTCTCCGTGTTGCCGGTCTTTCCCGGCTGTCATCCACTTGCCTTGTACGTCTACAAAACCGATCCTCTTGTGGCTGATTATTTCTTTTCATACCTAACTACCAAATATCAAAACAGCATTTCATCATCATTCTTCTTGCCTTGTTGCGATTGCCGGTAACGATCCGGCTCTCTGGTTTATGAGACCAGCATGGCACCTGTCCACTTCCTCGCAATGTGAAGCCATTTTCACAAATGGCTTTTCACGCTTTAAGATTTGCACTTAAAAATTTATATGGAAAATCAAAATAACGTTCTTTGTACAGCATCCGGCCCTTTCTTTTCTGTATAGCCATACTCCTTTACTTCATAACCTGTTTTTTCTTTTAACCATTCAGCAAATAACCTTCGATGGCAAAACTCACCAGGCTTTTCGTAACACAAGAGTGCAATATCTTTCCCGCCTTCGTTACCGGATATAATGGAGAGATCGTCTCTCAATCTTTCCATATCAACTTTCTCTAAATGCATGAGATATGCAGGAGTATATTCCTCTTCTTTCTCCAACTTCAAAATGTCATATGTTGGAGCGAGATACCGCAAATTGGTACCATTGAACCATTTAGGAATTCCAAGCGAAATACCAACAGGGATAATGCTGTTTTCCCTTAGCTTTCTTAGATTGCCGTAGTATGAAGTAAATATTTCCATTGTGTTTTGTGATTTTTGAAAAAGCGCAAGAGACAAACAAATGTGGATTATTTGTCTCTTTCAACCTAACGCTTTAGGGTTGATGCTTTTTCTTGTTGTAAAGATAAGAAAATAGTCCCCAATAGAGACCTTTTTTGGTAAAAAGTTATTGACAATTAAGATTATTTTCTCTTAAAAGTCGTTTTGTAGCGTAAATTGCATTGTTGGTCAATTGCCTTTGCCAGCTCGAAAATCGAGGACTCCATCGGAATCCATTCTTTTTCAATTGTTGAATAATATCGAAAGATGGTTTTTCGTCGAATAAAAGTTGTAACCTGTTTTCTTGGTAATTGAAGACGACAATGCCACCGTTGAACGGTTGTTCTTGGTTTTCCTTTTTGCTCAACTCTTCTTTGGTTTCGACTGCTTTTTTAGCGACTTCGAGTAGTCTGAAAAATTTATGTCGTTCTGTAAAAATAGGACGACTTCGCTGTGAGTTTAATTCTCGAACATAAGCTATTGCTTTTTCGATTATCTCAACTTTTCCGTTTCTTGCGATTGTCTCCATCCGGTTATAAAGATTTGACGGAAGATAATGAGTATCAATATCTCTTTTTACTGCCCACCATTCTTCTGCCATTTTTTGCTCTATCGGTTTTGAATCTTCAACTTTCTTGGCAATTGCTTTCAACGCTCGTTCTCTCCATTCAATGAATTCTTCGTAAACATCATGTTCACGCCTGTTCGCTTTCTCTGCCCTACTAACATTGAAGTTTGCTCCACCTGTAACTGCTGAACTTGCACAGTTTGAAAGAGCATTTAACCACTTGATGAAGTACTTTCTGTAGTTTTCAATATACCTTTCTTTTTCGGTTTCCGGAATGTTCTCTAAATCTGATTGAAGCTGTTCTTCGTGCTCTCTTAAAGTTCTGTTTCCTGATCTTTCCGGGTCGAATGAAATCCAATAGAATGCTCGCCTTGCCGTTTCTTTTAAATCTTGTAAATGTTCCATTAGTGAGTGTTTTTTAATTCAAATCTATAGATGTATCAATAAGTCTTTTTATATCTCTAAGACTATTTGAATAAATAATTCCATACCTTGATGTATGGCATTCGAATCTTCCTTTCCATATTTCAGTGATTTTATGTCCTTTGTAGTTTATTGTTCTCATTTTTATTTATTTATGATTAAATAATTCCTTCATCTGCCATACTAAGATACCCATCTTCTGTAATGATGATAGAATCCAGTAAGGATATATCCATCAATGCGCAAGCCTCCTTTAGCTTGTTTGAAATATTTCTGTCCTGTGGGCTTGCAACCAATTGACCTGACGGGTGATTATGCACGAGGATAATACCTGATGCAAGGTTATCGAGTGCGTATTTCAGAATAAGTCGTATATCCACTACCGTTCCGGATATTCCTCCCTGGCTGATCTTTGCGTAACCAATCGTGTCATTACTATTGTTAACGAGGATCACAAATGTACTTTCGTAAATAGCGATGTCGTCGAAATAGAAGTTTCTGGTATAACCAACGGCATCTGACGACTTCGTTATCTTTGCTTTATTGAAGTCTTTCCGCTCTTCTTTCAGCGTGTACTCGACTGCTTTTTCTTTGAATTGCTTGTACGTAGTTTCCATTTCTGTTGGTGTTACGCCCCGACCGAAGCCGTGGCGAGTTGATTAATTGTTGATAATTCTAACACGCTTTATTTTACCATCTACGTTGGAGAATGATATACATATATTATCTCCTTCTTTTATCTTAGGCTTTATTTCAGAATGAAATTCAACTGCTACGTTGGGCAATGTGCCACCGTCGAACATTTCAGCCCCCCTATGAGAAGTCATGTTCTTTTCGATTAACTCAAACCAGTTATTTTCATCCATGCTCTTATAATTCAGGTATCCGGTTGAATTCCTGACTATAATCGATGGGCTGTAAAACGATGTCTCAACTCCATTCATGACGCATTTAACGAATAATGCAATAGCTTCATAACTATGTGATACTAACCTGCTTGAACTGTAGCTGCTTGAGTTTGCATATACAGACATCGGGTGAATAAACCCTTTTACTTGCTTTACACTGATAATTTCTACTATTGCTTTCATATCTGACCTATTAAAATGTATAATCGTAATATTCTCTTTTTTCTCCCCAGACGATGCTGACTTTCTGATATTCCTTCGCTTTCTTGGTTATTCCATCTATAAGCATCAACATTCCTTCTGAATCGTAGTACTTTTCGTATTCCTTGGAGTATCCAATAGGCGGGTTGATAAACTTAATAACTTCACGTTCCCATTTCCACGAACCCCACCTCCACACGATAACTTCTTTAACTGGAGACAGCTCCTTGTATTCGTATTCCTGGGATTCACTCATACCGTTTTTATCGATCCGCTTAGGGAAATACTGTTGAACAACGACTCTCTTTTTGTCATTACTCACTTCGATAACCTCATAAGCGTGTCTATCAGTCCATGATAAAACTGTTGCTCCTTTACCTACTTCCGGCAGAGTGCTGTTCTGACTCATGATCATGTTTATGAAGCTGCCGGTTTGAGTGCCAGGATTTAGTCTTTTTTGCTTGAATGTTGTTTCCATGTGTTTCACTGTTGCTTTTACAATTATGATATTACTATGTTATACTCGCAAACTAGATCATCAAAGGAGCAATCAATTGCATGTGCTAAACTTTTGCAATTTTCTTTTGCTTCTGGTATGAAAAAACAGTTTTCTTTTTCATCATACTCATTCACCATATCCATATAGTCCAGTACTTCTTCAATGATCATCCTGTCTTCTATAGAAGTTGGGTAAATTCTTATTCCTGTTTCCATTTTTGTTTTGTTTTATTGTTATTTTGATAGTATAAAGATACATAAAAAGACTGTAATGGAGACCTTTTTACAAAGAAAATTTCATGGAAAATCGTGGTTTTAATAATGTTTAACTATTTGAATGTCAGTGAATTCAGTTACTTTCCAAGCTTTTTCCAAAGCATTATTGCAAGAGGATCTTTAACCTGCAAAAATTCTCCAAATGTTTTGATCTGATGGTATATTGTGGCCCTACTTTTTCTCTGCATTTTCGCAATATCTCTTTCGTGGTATCCAGCTTTTTTCAGATAGTATGATATTGCCTGCCTGGCAGCACTATTTAATTGATTCCTGTTCGCATTGATCAAATCAGGACATCCCAACTTTGTGGCAAGGAATTCAACTTCGTTCATATCCGTGATTTTTTGTGTTTTGTTGAGTATGTTTCTGTGTTACCTGCAAGGCTACGACCGTGCATAATTGACAAATTCCTCACCTCTATCACAGAAAGATTTTATCATTGAGCAAACCAATCCGAAAGACATACCAGAATGACCTTGCCTTTCAATAATTGTCTTTGCTTCGTCAAGTGAACAGCCTTTGTTTAGCTCTGACACTATATCAAGGCAGCACTTTAATTCCATTCCTTGATACAAGTCATCCAATCTAATAGGCACACATTTAGCCCATAATTCACGATACTTTTCATCAAGTATCGCATTGCCTTTTTCAATCCACTCTTTTGTTAATTCAGGTATGGCTTCCTTGTGCTTTCGCTGTTCTTCTTTGTATCTGTCATTTTCAGACTTTTCTTCAGCATCAAAATCAGCTTTCGTCTTGCCTGTAATCTTTTTATAAGCCGTGTCTAAATCGTCAACATCAGAGTATAACTTTTGTCCGTTAAACTCTCCGTAAACCAATTCGCCACGTTCTTTAAATCGGGCTAAATCTTGCATTGCTCTTTCGATGCTATCTCCTGCACCAAATTCAATTTTTCTGTGTTCCATTTTTAATTTGTTTAAAGTTCCTACTGATAAACCACCCAGCAGGTAACAGCGGTTTGGCAAAAGCTGCCATTGAAATTTGTGCGAAATTTGAAAGTTTACGTTAAGCAGCCTTCGCCAAGCCGCCAGCCGTTATACAATATTTTCCAACGCACTTTGAAGTTCATCAATCAACTTTTGAACTTGTCTTTTTGATAGTTCAATCGTTCTTCGTGGTTCACACCACCCACCTCTATCAACCGTTAATTCAAGTTGATTTCCTGTTGTCTTAATCTTAATCTTCTTTTTACCTGTTTCAGTTACTATTTTTTCCATCGCTCATATCATTGATTTTTTGGATTATCGTCATATAACCCGATTTGTTCATCCGCTCTCATCATATCAATAAGAGCTTGTTTCTGTTGCTGTTTATCGTGTATATTTCCAATTATTTCAATATGATCCAAAAAGTCCTCTTGAAGTTCATCGTGATATGAGAAAGGGTGAAATGAATTTGAAATGTAGGATTGTTCTGTAATTACCTCGTATCCAAAACTCCCGTCTTTAAACCCGACCACGCCAATAAAATCTGGAAACCAATACCCCTTATGTTTGCGGTACTGGAATTTATCCCCCTTGTAAATCTCCACGCCGTTTTTATCTTTTAAAGTTGTGAATTGACAAATTGTTTCTGGAACGATGTTATAAACTTTGTTGTCTGAATTTGAATAAATAAAAGATACTTCAATCCCAGAAAAAAGTTTATAATTGTGTATTAATTGACCGTATACCCATCCTTTGCCATCTTCTCTCTGTGCTTTGAATTTAATTTCTTCTGCTTTCATTACTTCTCGTTTTTTAGTTCGTTTTCAAAAAATACTACAATTAACTCCGCAATCACTTTCAAAATCAAACAGTTCATTCTCGTATATATACTCATCAGTTGCTTTTTTAAACGGTTTTTTAGCCATCTGTATCAAATCCGCAACCGACGTATTTCCTCTGCCGAAAAAGTGTCCTCCATTACAGGCAAGCCCGTTATACACATCCTTCCCATCAATTGGTATATGCGAGTATAGATTTTCCATTTCATCCCACCAATTTGAAACTATCTCGCCATCTTCCCGTATTATGGTTAACAGCTTTCTTCTTGACTTTTCAAAACAAAAATCACAGTTACCCTTAAATGCTGGAATCGTTATTCTTATAGGACTGTCAGCCCAAAATCTATTCCTCGCCCTATGGTCTATATCATGCTCGATTAATGGATAAAAAATATTATTGCTATCATAGCTATTTGACACCCTGTCTATCTCGTCAATCCTTATTCCTATTGCAATTGAATAGTTATTCGAGCCAAATATATCGTCAGCGAATTTTTTCATCGGAACGGTCTTCATCTCTCTGTTGCACCATTTATTCGCTACACTTGCTATCCCGTATTTTTTAATACCATCCTCAAATATCTCCCCGTTCGTCTTTAAGTCTTCATACTTGCATAACTTGTATGAAGTTCCTACACCAGCCTCTTGATTGATTTCCGCTTCAACCCATATTAAGTTTAGCCCGAAATGCTTATCGCACTTATCCATAAACTCTAAACTTTCTATGCGCTCTTTAGATGTATTAGCCATTACGTTAATTATGTTGTGATCGGGGTACCACTCTTTCATTTTTACGGCCATCATTACGGACGAATAACCTGATGATACATAGCAAAAAATATTATTATTATCTAATTTCATTTTCAATAAAAAATTCACAATCCACCTCGTTAAAATCACTATATCTGTACGTCTCCCAAGGCAGGCAGTCCAGATACAGTCTGCATTTCAGCTTCTTTTCGCACCGCTCGTTTGCGCAGCGGCACATATCTTTTGGTAATATCATAACTTTAACTTCGGATATAACTTGTTTAACTCGTCGATGTCATAATCATCAAACCGGTTCGTGTTCAGAATTGAATCACGCATTGCCGGTATATCCTCTATTTTGCAATCGCCTCTTGAAAACACTGGGCAATCCCCGTCACACCCCCATGTCATACCATACCTTTCACACTCGTTAGCCGAAAGATTGGCGTGGTCTCCAATGCCATTTATCGTATTTGCGAATATTGATTTGTTATTCATAACTCCACCTCCAATTCTTTGCCTGTTAGCGCAAAGTATAGGTTTTGGAGTTGGTGAAGGTATTTGCATTTAGCAATATAAACCATTCCAAGAGTGCATGAGTCCTCTCCGCCAATATTTATATCCCCATCTCCATAGTATCTTATTTCTCCTTCTATGGTTGATAAAACCATGTTTTCATCAAACCCACACTTCAAGAGGATTTCTTCGGTTAACGGGATAGGCGAAATAGCCTCATACATTGAGAATCCACTACTTTTACCCTTGAAGAAAACCTTATCAGGCAGTATTCCCGTAATTTCAACTTTATGAGTAATCCCATCAGGGTATACTAAATACACTAAATTCCCTATTCTCAATTCCTGTATTTTCATAACTTCAAAATTGTTTCGTATTCCTCCGGCAAATCGTAATCCCAAAAACCCAACTTTCCCCTCACACCGATGATCGGCTTATCAAACAGGACGGGATTTGCCAGCACCCAGTTGTAGGTATCACCTTTTTTGCCTGCACATGCAGGCCTCCCGCTGGGCCAGCTTTCGTTAAGAACAATTCTTTCTGTTTTCTCCGCCCAAACACTCGGATGGTTAATCACGCAATCAACGATTTCAACGCTGCCGATGATGGCAGAACGATCCCATCTGTCAACTGATCTCGTCTCTTTCCAGTCAAATTTATTGCATGCATCCTCATATCCCTCCCACACTTCAACCCACTCCAGCTGCTTGATTTTCGGAGATGATTGATTAGCAAACCAATCAGCAAAATCAGCGGCCTCACTCCATCCAATCAGCTTGTTTTTATTCCACTCTCGCATTTCTGCAAACTTGTAAAGCATATCTCCTGCTTCTGTAGGTTCCGTTTTCATTTGATTATCTGTTTAAATATTCTGTATCAGGTATAGACCATATATTTCTAATGCCAAAATCAACCCTGTCAACATGATCTACCTTTGCGATTACAATTTTAAGATTATGCTTGATGGCGGCTCTCTTCATCCATTTCTTGAAATTGTCAATTGTTACTTTATGCGGTTTTCTAAGGTAGAATTTGTCCGCAAATTCCAAAAACACATCATTAAAGTGAAATGCCGCTATATGTCGCTTAGCTTTTATTGCTTCATCAAAAAACTGCATCTTTGCAGATATTGAGAGTTCATTCTCGCATCTCTCGCAAAATGCTTCTGTCGGTTCTGTTTTCATGGCTCTGTATTTTGAATCCTGTCAATTTCGGCGGCAATTAAAGCACCGGCTTTTTGTAGTTCTCTTATTCTGTTACATGGGCTGGGCTTCCACCATTTAGCGAGCCAATACTTTGGCCAAATCGGAGATGGCGGTGTTTTATAACCATCTCTAATTTCATCATCCATGAATGGCGCAAATGCATAAGCTGCCGCTGCGGCAGCCATTTCTCCATTGTCATGATCTTTGTCATGATCGAGTGTCCATCCTTCCACTTCAATCTGTCTTTGCCTTTCTTCGGCGATTAATTCAATTCCTGTTTTCATTTTTTGTACTTGTTAATTATTTTATTAAAGCACTCCTTTGAGCAGACAACAGGTTCTATGGGTCTCCCCATACACCCACAATCTCTACCAGAGCAACACATAACTGGAGGATCGCCTAAAAATTCCTTTCCACACACCTCGCAAGTCAGTGTAATCTGATTTGTCGGTTCCGTTTTTATTTCCTTAGTTTTAAACATTCGTAAATACCGTGTTAGGGTGCATTTAAAAACCATATTCGGCTTCTGTTTTTTCGGCGTATTCACCCGCTTTTTCTTTTACCGTCATAATCCAAGTGCTTTATTAATAGCATTATCATTTTCTTTGATCTGCTGAGACACAGCGAATTTCGTAGTTACAGCCATATGATCGCCAAATAATACAAGTAAGGCATTTAGCATATCGGTGGACTGTTGTAGTCTTGTTTCTAATTCAGGTGCCGCTGCAATAAGCTGCGCATTTGCAAGCGACTCTTCGTTTCGTGCCGAAATATCGGCAATGTGAGCTCCCTCAAATGAGTGTTCTACGTTGTGGTCGTTTGGGTGTAGGTCTGACACGATGCTGTATATTTCCTTACACACATTATCGCCTGTGTAGTGTTTTATCCCGTTTACTTCACCCATGTATATCACCCCTCTATCCCCTTGTTTCCAATAATTGATAGACCACTTTCCTTTTGTACCTTTGAATTCTTTTGTTTCCATGTGTGTAAAATTGGGAGGGTGCTACCCCTCCCTGATTAGTGTTACTCTTCAATTATAGCAATATCAGGACATAACTCCCTGATAAAATCGATTTCTTTGTCAATTACCGCATCTCTCAATTCTTCCATGACTGCCTGTGCCCCCGGAGAGATAAGCATAAATGCAACATCCCGTCCATCGATTTGAGCAAATGTCTCCACCTCAATTGTTTCCGGTTTTGATCCTTTGAAAATAGGAATCAAAAGATTGAAAGATTTAGGGAGATTTGAATTTACAACCTGATTAAAATAGTCGGTCCTGTCGCCTTTTTCATTTGCCGATTTTTGCAAACTGTTGTTTACTGTAGCCGTGAAGTTCATCAACTCATTAACTAACTTCATGTTTTCTTCCTTTGTAGTGAAGAAGGCACGATTCATTTTGAAGAACATTCCCAACTCTGTTGGCGCCCACACTTTCCCGGTATTGATTCCAAACTCCTTGAATTTCGGATGTATCTGTAATGATCCTGTTACGGTTCCACTGTTATACTCGTCGTTCTCGTTATATACAAGATTGACCGTTATGTTCTCACGATCCACAAGGATGTGGCTGCGTTTCTGGTTGATCTGATCCGGCTGGTCCATCCTCCTTTTAAGAAATTCGAGCGGTGCTCCGATCGTGCCTTGTATGGCAATCTTTACTGGCTCCTTAACCGGAAGTTCATTGACTTCTTTTACTTCCCTGATTACCATTTCCACTTTCTCCATCCCTGGAGCTAAATTCACTTGTAATTTTTCGTTTTGCATAATTTTGTTTTTAATTGTTAGTTATCTGTTCCCGTTCTCTTGATCTGAAAAATGGTTCCCTGCAGTTCATTGGCATACGCCGGCCTGCTGTCAATTAAATAGCCGTCTTCGTTGTAAAATCCAACCATGCGTGCTTCCCTATCTACAAACTTGTAGCACTTCTCATTCACAAATTTTGCTTTGTTCTTGATGTTGGCAAGAAGTTCTTTCTGTTCTTCCTTGTACGGCTCAAGTCTTTTCTTGAATTCATCCATTACGGTTTTCTTCTCTTCTTCGATATCGTTAATCTCGATAGTGGTACTCGCAAGAGTATCTTTCATTTCTGTTAGTTGCTCCGGTGTGAAAGGTTTCATGTAGCCTTTCTCTTCTACCGCATCACAGTTACTGTCAAGGAATTCAATTCTTTTTGCTCCTTGCTCAATGTCAATACCTAATTCTCTTTGCATGTGTGAAATGTTTAATGCCTTTCGGCGGTTAGTAAATTGTATCTGATTTTAGTATTCTAAAAATCTTTCCGTCTATCTCTCTCTTCTCAAAATCCTCGAAAGAAGCCTTTCCTTGTGTTACAAGTGCTGATGCCTCTGAATGAGTGTATAGTTTTACCTTGCGGTCATAGCTGATAATGTCGGATATGTTTAACTCTTTGTACGGAAAATTCTTTATCACGTAATTAACGGCGTCTTTCAATCGTTGCTTCGTGAAATTTTCAGTTATAAGGAATTCGGTAAGCAAAACGAAAAACTCCTTTGTCATCTTTGGAAATGCTATTCCAAGCCTGTTGTTTGCCTGAATAAAATCGCCCCTGTCCGGTTTTTCGTCGTTATACAGGCTTAGGTAATTATCTATTACCTGCGGCGAGTGCCATTCCGATTTCGACGGCAGCTTCGAGTTCTGATGGAGAAGGTCGAGTGTTTTGTTGCTTTGTACGTCCATTTTTTGCCTGACTGATTATTTCGTTAAACTTTGAGTTTATGTTCGGGATGCTGAAATTTTCCAAAAGCCATTTATCAGTGATACTGTCTAAAAAAAGACTGAATGCAACGCTTATACTTTCATCGTCAATCGGCATCTCTTTTTTCTCCCGGTTGAATCTTATTTTTTTGATGATCGGATTTAAGTTTGCTCCATCTTTCGCTTCCCAGTAATATTCCTCGCCAAATAACTGCTTGAACTTTTCTATAAATAAATTCTTACAAACAGTGTGAAGTGTAGCAGGCGTTTTTTTAACGCCAACTATATTATTCTTATCTTTCTTATCATTCTTATAATTCTTGTTTGTTGGTTGGTTGGTCGTTGGTTGGTCGTTGGTTGTTTGGCTGGTTGGTCGTTGGTTGTTTGGCTGGTTAATTGGCTGGTTGATCTCTGTTTCATTAGCTTGGTAAATATCATATTTATTGATAGTTATGACAGTATTTAGGTTGGTTGATTTTACTGTTATTTCGTTGGTTGATTGCAAACGATCTAAACATGTTCTAATTGATTGTTCAGAAATACCTGTTTCAACGGAAAGCTTCTTTCTACTAGTTAAAAGTTGACCTCTCTTTATAGTTATCCCTCTCCATTTTAAATCAGTATGATTTGCCTTTAGAATAATATGCAACAGTAGATGTACCATTTGAGAATCTTGATACCACTCCCAATCTACTAACTGTCTATATGTTTTTATCCATCCCGACATATTATTTTGATTGTTTTTTTATTTCTTTTAGCTTACGCCTATATTCTTCTGCCAATACATTTATCTCAAACTGACCAAGCTTACAATGATTGTGTTTTTTTATTTCTATCAATTCTACTGCTTGCTCGTTGTACTTTTTTATCAACCCTTTTCGATAATTATAAATATTTCCTTCGTCAAATCGATTGCATTTTCTGCATTGTGCATTGCAATTTACTTCATCATACCTTGTAGAATTGTGTCCTCTGTTCACATAGTGTCCACAGTCTGAATCCTGCCATCTGACTACTTTTCCGCATGAAATACATCTTATATAACCATACTTATCAGAATCTCTTCTTCTAATATATTCACTGAATATTTTATCTAAAGTAGTCTTTGAAGTATTCTTCATATATTTTCTTTTTGGAAAATTATTTTATTTTTTTTGTTTAGAATGTTTTCCTTTTTGGGAAAGTTTTTCATTTTTTGAAAACTTATAATTCTTAGGTTTAACTAATTTTACAGTTTTTGAATCTACCCTGACCGGTCTATAATTCTCGATGATTTCTCTCCAGATAGGGGTTAATTTCTCGACCTGAATCTTTCTGTCATAGGATTCAGATATCTCTGTGTTCGTTAATATGTTTCGCATTTCTTTCCAATTCGATTAATCGTTTGCTTACTGCCAAATACGCCCTTTCGTAGGCAGCTGCTTTCATTTTCCAGTAATTCATTTTCTTTCTTATGGCATCATCTTTAGTGCAGAAACGGCCCATCTCATCATGATATGTTTTTGGGAATCGTTTAGTTTCTGGTTCAAATAATGTGAGTTGCATATCAGTACCCAGTTTTGTCAAGTCTTAGATTTTCTCTTTCGAATGACAGAATTGATCGCAATGCATCAATCTGATGCACGCATGAGCGATGAATCCTTTCAATTTTATCGACCAGGAATGCTTCATCTTCAGCTACTGAGGAAACAAGTGCATTCTGTGCTGTTGCTGATAGATACTGCTCTTTCGCTATGTTAATGATAGTGTTGGCAATCTCGGATGAAACCTTCCTCCTGTATATCCTTTTCGCTTCCGCAAACATATTTCCGGATCTGGCCATATAAACGGAGAGCACATGTATTCTTTCCTTTACTTCTGCCGGATTTTCGGAGCACTCAATCTCCAGATAACCCTGAATTTCTTCTGCTTCTTTAAGTAATTGTTCCATCAAAAGGGTAGTTTATTGAATTCAATATTTAACTTCTTACCGGCCACAAATACATTCTTTGCGAACTTCTGCTCAATCTTCGTCTTGAATAGTTCTGAATCACTATTCTGGCTACTTAGGTGAGCAAGTACAATATTGTTTACCAGTGATAAATCCATGAGTCCAAGCCACTCAATGCATTTTTCCAAACTCATATGAGACCGCCTGACCCTTTCTTCATATACAGGGTGGATTATTCCGTTCATTACATTTCTTTCTATAATGTCGTTGCTGAAATTTGCTTCTACGATGATGTTATTGAGGTTCTTGAATGAGTAGTTTATTTCTCCGGTATCAGTTATAAATACTGTTTTACCCATATCCGGATGGTTGAGTAAGAACCCGAAAGTTGGAACATCATGTTCAACTGAAAATGGTTTTACGGAAAATCCGCCAAACTTGTATTCATGTTGATGTTTAGCAGTTATATAAGTGGAACAATCTATACCGTAATGATTAAAAACACTTTCATCCGCTAATGTAGGAATGCCTGAAAATATAAAGTCTTTAATATATTTCGAATGATCGCCATGCAAATGAGAGCACACAACCGCCTTAACTTTGGAGAGGTCGAAATTCAATGCTTCTTTTACTGCACTGAATTTCACACCAGCCTCCAAAATCAACACTTCGTCACTCGCTGAAAGTATGTAGCAGTTTCCAGATGATGAACTACTTAGACACTTTAATCGCATAGTAAAACTTTGATAATAATAATTGTCTTAATTGCCACGAAAGATAAAAGGCAGCTGGTCTTACTATATAGCTTCTATTAGTGTAACCAACTTTTTGAATTACCGACTTCCTTTCTCTTGCAAGCCTTAATAATTCATTCAAATCACTTATCGGCTCTCCCAATGCGATATTTTTGCTGACCATTTCCATTTCAGAACATCATTTGCGGTTCGTTTCCCTTTGGCTGTTCGGCTTGTTGCTCAAGTTTTTCAGGTTCATCCTGTACAACTTCCGCTTCCGTGAATTCAACTTCTTCCAAAGTCTCTTTCTTTTCTTGTACAGGAACAGGATCGGCTTCATTCTCCAAAAGGTACTCATCATCGCTGCTGCTGATATACAGTTTAAGTGCCCGGCTGATAACTGTTTTTTTAGCCATCTGATCGGCAAAGTTTTTATGAGCTCCTGATTGTCCCTTCATCGCTCCCTGCATCCACGCTTGTTTGATTTGTTGAATCGTCATAATCTCAGTATGCGAATCACCATCTTTCAGCGGTACGATTGCGTAAGCCCCCTTAATCTTATTGATATCAATATTTTCAAGTTCCTGGGAATGTTCAACAACCTCTTTCTTGCCATTTATGATACGGTACTTGAATATGTCACCCTCATAAATAACTTCTGCTTCCGGGACACCTATCACAGTCCCAGTTCGTAAAGCCAAAGCAATGGTCCCATGGTATTCACGTTCACATGAAAGTTTATTCCCATAGACAATAAAGTCGCATTGCTTTTTCCAAACCGACAATCCTTGAATTGACATTTTCAAAAGAGCATTCGCAACACTTTCTTTTGAACAAACTTCAAGAGCAGGCTTATTATTCCTGTCCTTTACTTCTTGAAGTGCGAACCACGCCATTTTTAACTCATTCCCAACAGCATAGGTCTTAGGAAGTGTCAATGCCCCCATCTCCTGCAGTTCATTGATTCTTGAAACCACGCTATCCGTAATATCCTTCTGTAGGACCGATAGCTGATTCTTTTCCTGTTTTTTTACTTGATTTTTTTCTTCCATGTTGTATGTTATTATTGATGTATAAAGATAACAAAAGGTCTCTTATGGAGACTATTTATTTTGTTAAATATCTCATTATCTGATGTTAATAATTACTTAACGACTAAATCACCATCTGTTACAACCAATAAAATCAGCTGCGACTTGGTTGGAATGACCTCATTAATGCTTTCTGCATTGTCGATCATGATTGGTGCATAAATTCCATGGTACTCGCAAATTGCATTTATTATGTCGAGAGCGCCATTAACCCGTCCAGCATTGTTTGCGGAGAAGTAAGGTACTCCATCAATTAATGTTTCACATGTTTCGTACTCATTGCCTTCATAAGTTTTATCGAAAAGCTTAAATTTCACGTATTTGAACAAACCATTCACTCTCCGATCAACTTCTTCCATCTTGAGTTTATTAAATTGGAGTAGTTTAAACTCAATACCTTCCTGCTCTGTGAGTTCTTGCGATAATGCCCTCTGTTCCTTTGTGAGTTCGTCTATCCTTTTAAATGTATTCTTGATCTGGTCATTTTTGCTTAACTCAATAGACAGCTTGATAACTTCATCATTGATCCGGATTTTCCTTTCGCTTAGATCTGAATTATCCTGAACAACCTCTTCAATCTTGATAGCTTTAATCTGGTTTTCAAGTTCAACCCATTCGGGAATGTTTTCTTTTACCACCGGATCCGCCTTGTACTCTACCGGTGTCATTTTCTCGAATGCCTGAAAATCCGAATAGAGGCTTTCATAATCAGATTTCATCGATAATAATTCCGTTTCATGTGTTGTTAGAGTTTTCCTGTATGCCTCGATCTTCTCTTTAATCTTTAACCCGGATTCGTTGATTTCAGCAAGCCTCTTGCTTTTCCTTGAATTGAACTCTTGTTCTGCATCGGTTTCTCCTTGAGAGAATTTAAACAATGCTTCATTATCTGTACATTCATGGTTGTAGAGAGGACAAATCAGGCATCCATCTTTCTTAGTGTATGTATTTGCGCTCTCCTTTTTCCACTGTTCAACAAGTTTTTCACGCTCATTAGAAAGATTATCCAGTTTTGCATTGATATCTGAAATTTCAACTTTCTTTTCTACAACTCTGCGTTCTGCTCTGATGGTTTTTTCTTTTTTCTCTGTAAGGATTGACTTGTAGTTGTGGAAGTCCTTGTTTTTCTCGCTTGCAACCCTGACCGCCTCCAATTCAGCTTCGATGAGAATATCATTTTGCTTTATCCTCAATTCTTTGACCTGCATGCTTTTTAAATACTGATCATCAAGTTGCATCTTTATTGCCTCCCGTCTGTCCGATAGTATTTTGTCAATTTCTGATAACTCGGATTTTCTGGAATCAATCTGCTTTTTTATCGACTCAACATCTACAGCTTCCGGCATACTTTTTTTCAATTCGTCAATCCGGATTGGAATGTCTGCAAGTTCTTCTTTGATTCGCTTCTTTTCAGCGGCTATGCGACTTTTAATGTCCTCGCTGGTAGAAGTGTTAAGAAGCTCGACGATTTCTTCAAGGTCTTTACCTTTTGCAGCTACATCTATATTTGCTATCTCTCCTGCAAGTGAGACAAGAATATTCCTGCGATCTTCCTTTTTAAGTGAGTGAAAATAGTTGGTATTTGTGATCAGCTTGAACAAATTTTCATCTACGATGTCATTCACCCTTTTCTGATATTCCGTAACTGGTAACGGTACGCCATCAAAGAAACATTTCGTTTCATTTCCTTTCAGGTACTCATGTTCCTGGCCTCTCGGTTTTACCCAATTCTCCCTCAAAACTCTTTTCAATGCTGTGATGGATCCATTGATTTCAATTTCGCCATAAACTTCATGATCTACTTTTTCAATCACTTCATTATCTTGAATTGTTTTGATTTGGAAATCCGCATTTCCTAAGCTGTCCTTTCCGAACAGGAGCCATGACCAGGCATCGAAGATAGTTGACTTTCCGGAAGTATTTCTTCCGGATATCACCGTCCTGTCGCTGAAATCTACTTCAAAATCCTTGAATCCCTTGAAATAGATCATCCGTAATTTTCTTAACTTAATTTCTTTTTCCATGTGTGTGTTGATTTAAGCTTTAACAAAACGTCCTCTCGCATCACGTTTCGGAGCACTTTTCAATATCTCTTTGTTTAACGCTGAAAGAGCTTCGTTTTTTGCTCTCAGATCACTCACCTCACATTCCAGTACCTGAATTCTTCTTCTCAATTTTCTTGCAAACATGATTTAAAATTTTTAATGGTTATTTTTTATTCAACTCTAAAGCTTTTTCTGCATCAACAATGATCTTTCGTCCTACCTGTGTGATCGCTTTCTTGATTTTCCCACTGTTCTTAATTCTTTGAGCGGTAGATATCGAACAATCAAAAAGTTCTGCAATACCGGCTAATCCGTAAACAATTCGCTTTTCCGGTACTTTCTCCTCCTTTGGAGCTTCCGACCGTAGAATAGATTTCAACTCACCTACTGTCAAATCTATGATTCTCGTTTCGTCCCTCATACATTTCTTAATTTTTCGCACGATTCATGCGCTTGTTTCAAAATCAATTCCATATCACTCAATGTGAAATGCTCTCCCTTGAAACTTTCCTTATCAATCACCTTGCTGTCTTTCAAAATGAGTAATTCGTATTCTTTGAAATTTATCACAATCTGTAGTCTCGGGTGAATAATGAAAGTCATTGTTCGGTTTGCGGTATCAAATACCGTTTCATGATTAAATGTCGTCATACATCTTCTTTTTAAATGCGTAAGCGATGAACTCCTCAATGGAGTGTAAATTCAATCTCCGTAAAGCACTCTTTTTGTGATTTATAACCGTATGAATGCTGATAAATAACTTGTCCGCAATGTCTTCTGTAGAGTAACCTTGAACGTACAGTTTCATTACTTCATTTTCTCTGTCGGTGAGTGTAGTTGAAAACTTTGGCTGACAGATAATTCCGTGATACTTGCATTCTGCCATACGTGGACACTTGACGAGTTCAAAGTTGAAGAATCCTCTATCAAAATCAACTTTGCAATCATTCTCTCCAAAGCAGCAGTTTACAATTCTTCTTGCCCTCAAAAAACCAAAGTAGGGCTTGTTACAACTGCTTTTTCCGTACTCTTTACCCAATGCTTCGTATTGTTCAGGATAGAACTCTTTTGAGTTATCCAAAAGCAACTTGATAATATCCGTGTCGCTTTGTTTCAGCTCTCTACAAGTGTCTTCTCCGATGATACGAAACATTGCTTCACCAGTTGAATAGTCGGTATGAAACTCAATCATTTTCATGACTACTCAAATAATTCGTTTTCTGGAATACCGGTTATTTCGCTAAGTCCACGAAGTAAGCTCGGATGACGTGGTTTATTCCTGCCTTGTGTCCAAGACCTAACCGTTGCTTCGGACACTTCCAACTTTTCAGCGACCATTCTAACCCAGTCGCTCTTCGGAGCGGTCGGCTCCGGAATTTGTTCGTAAAATTGTTGTAAATTCATAATCTTTTCATTATTGACTTATTTATTATTGTTATCATCTACTTTTACCCACGTGGTCCATTCGGGCTATTTTAGAGACCTTTTCCTGATTTTTAGTTTTCGTTTCCATTTTTGTTGTTATATTTGTGATGTATTTTGATAGTGTAAAGATACATAATATTATTATGCGAAACAAGTGTTTTACATAAAAATGTTATGCGTTTAATATTATTTAACTATTGCACTTTTTTTATGATAAATAGTTATTGGCAGAATCTTTAAATATTGTTTACTGAGAATACCGATGTAAACATGAATAATTAAATTATACAAAAACAAGTAGTATACATAATATTTTTATATATGTCTGAAATAAAAGATAGAATTCAGAAGATTCTCGATTACTATGGTATTTCGCAAGCTGAATTTGCAAAAAGAGCAAATTTATCAACTGGGTACGCAAATAATCCAGGTAAGACTGTAACGGTTGGTACAAGAGAAAAAATATCAAACGCATTTCCGGAAATAAATATGGTTTGGTTTCAAACTGGAGTTGGTAAAATGACAACCGAATTGCAAGAAGTTGTCCCCGTCCCAGAAGACGCCTATATGATGGCTGAATTTGCCATATTGAACGGAAAAGGAGGAAGGCTTGGCGGTGCAGATGTTGCAAATCTTCCTGAAACTCAAACAAGGCTTGTACCACGTGAATACGAGAAAGGGAAGTACCTTGTGGTTAAGATAACTGGAAATTCAATGAACGACGGAACGGATCGCTCAATTTCAGATGGTGACGATATTCTTATCAGGGAATTGGAACCCGATGAATGGGATGACCTACCTATCAGAACACGTCTGTTTGTCATCACCTCACGTGAGGGGAACGTAATAAAACAAATAACCGAAGTAAACAAAGAGGATGGATACATAATGTGTCATTCGTTCAATTCTTCATACGAAGACTTTAAGATAAACTTTTCAGATATTTATCAGATTTTTGTTGTGTATAAAATTGTTCAGAAACAAATAACTTTATGACATAAGTAAAAATTAACGTAAATTCTAATTTAAAAAATAAGAATATGAAAAAAGTACTCTTTATTCTATCAATTATTTTACTTGTTTCCTGCGGAAAAGATGAGCAGAAAACAGGCCTTGAAGCTGATGTAATAGGGAAATGGAGTGTGACTGAATCTTATATAGATGGAAAGTGGATTACTACAAACTACGATTTTATGCACATTGAATTCACAGGTGACAAAAAATTTAATCAATCAGTAGGAGGATTAACTCCTATTTTCGGTACTTATTCAATAAGCGGGAACAAAATTACCTTAAAAGTTGTAAGCGATTATGCTTATATAAATGTGATTACATTAGCCGGAGATAACTCAGAGTTTAAGTTGTCTTTTCCAAGTGATCCAGAAATTATGCACTTTAGAGCAAAGAGAATATACTAATGACACTGCAACATTACTCAATCCTACTCGCTCTATATAAAAAGAAAGTATCAGGAAATCTCACCGAAAAAGAAGTTTCGGATGCTCGGCTAAAAGCGAAGATTGAATTTGACATGGCTTTTGTCAAAAATCAACCAACAAACGATATTCAGGAATACATTAATGAACTTAACTTATTATGAACAATCCGGAAAGCATTCAAATTATCTATCGCTTTTATGAAGCATTCGATGCTATCAAAGAGATGGGCAAGATAAAAAGTAAACAGGAATTCATTGATAGGTACGGAATAACCAAGTCAGCTTTCTATGATGTAAGACGCGTCCCGGAATCAGACAGATTTCAAATTTCTTGGATTGCCTATCTGGTTAACGACTATGGCGTTTCTGGTGAATGGATTTTTACTGGAAAAGGGAAAATGTTCAAGTGAAACAATCAATAACATATGTACTTGTAAAAAGGAACAATAGGCCAGGAGAGGTCCGTATACGCATGCGTGTAGGCAAACTTGCCACATTCAATATACCTTACACCATAAACCCGGAAAAGTGGAATAAGGAGACAAACAGATGTAAGGCAAACACCACACACGGAAAAGATAAAATATCAGCTTATCAAATAAACAGCGAAATACAAAGGTATGAAGATGCGGCAACAAAGCTACTCGTCAAAGACCTGTCTCCTGATGAATTTCGTGAATCTTTTAATAACATAATCAAAGGGAAAAAGAAACAATTAAATCCTTTTTTTGAAACATTCGACTTATATATTAAAGAGCAGGGTAAAAAAAAGGGGTGGGTAAAAAAGAATTACGAAAAAAACGAAACAGTCAAAACACACCTTAGAAACTTCAATCCAAATTTAAGTTTTGACCTTACTTCAAAAGATATTGATAACTTTATTTATTTTCTTAATTCAAAAGATTCACGGATGAATGTAAAGGAACCGAAAACAGGGTTGAAAAACTCCACATCCGAAAGATATGTTTCCATGCTTAAATGGTTCCTTACTTGGGCAAAAAGGGAGGGATATTATTCAGGAAATCTCAATACGGAATACTCCATTAACCTTAAGCAGGTCGAGAAAAAAGCCAAGGTCTTCTTCACTTGGGATGAATTGATGGAATGGTACACATTTGATTTTGGTACAGACTCATACAATCAAGTACGAGACTGCGTTTCGTTAATGTCCTTCACATCTCTAAGGCATTCCGATTTGTTTACTTTAAAAAAACAGGACATTTTCAAAGACCATATAATAGTGTACACTGAAAAAACAGACGACGGGTTAAGAATTGATCTGAATAATTACAGCAGAGCCATACTCGACAAATATAAACATATTACCTTTGCTAACGACATGGCTATGCCTGTGATAAGCAATCAGAAGATGAACGATTACCTGAAAGAGATGGGTAAAATAATAGGTTTCGATGAACCAACAAAAGTCGTGTATTACATAGGAGCGGAAAGACATGATGAAACATATCCAAAACACGAACTATTAAGTACGCACGTCGGGAGAAGAACATTTATCGTAAATGCTATTTATCTTGGAATCGAGCCAGTCGTGGTGATGAAATGGACCGGGCACAAGGATTACAATTCTATGAAACCGTACATTGCCATAGTGGACGAACTAAAAAATAAAGAAATGGATAAATTCAATAAAGTACCACCTACTCAAAATGTGGTACTAAAAACGTGA